ATCAACATAACCTCCTGTGGCTTCATTAATTTGTATTGTACCAAGTGCTCCAGTATATTGTCCAGCAAGTAATGTTGATCCAGCTACAATAAATCTAGCATAAGCATCGGAGTTTACAATACTAATCATCTGTAACTCACCAAGATATTTCTTTAATGGTGAATTATCATACCAAGTGATAGCATTACTAATTTGTTCAGCTGTTACACCTCTAGGTAAAGTTGTCTTTCTGTCTAATTTAAACTGATTAAAAAGATTAGATATTTCAGAATCATCTGATGGATTTCTAACATTCTTAGGATTTAAAGCTTCTGATTGTTGTATATCTGACTCTTCTTCTGAAACAGTCTTTGGTGCTTCTGTAACCTGATCTAATGTTTCTATTTCTTCTTGTTCTGCAACATACTCTTCTTGCATTGGAACAGCTGGTCTAGGGTCTTCTATTCCAAAATCTGTTTCTTGAAGATTTCCATATTTTAATATTGTACTCCCTTCTATTTTAATTGCAGAAATATTATTTGGATATCCAAAACCATTTTCTATTTCAATAGGGTCTATAATAAGTTCTAATGTTTCACCTATCTCAGGTTGATTTAGAGACTTCATTAGTTTGTGTTCTCCTTGTTGACCTTCTATTTCTACAGTAATATATGTAGAAAATGTTCCTGTCTTGGGATCACCTTCTGTAGTATATTCTTTTACAGTGGCTAATACTTTTTGATCCGGTGAGTTTTTTATTACCTCAACTAAGTTATCCTTAAACTTTCTTATTTCAGATCTATCATCTTTTTCTACAGTTTCTTTTGCTTTATTTACTTGATCTACAAAAGTATCATCAAGAGTAAAGTTAATGCTAGAATTATATAATGGAATTATCTTACCATCTTTTACTTTTATTCTTGCATTTTGTTCTTGTAAAAAATCTGAATAGCTTCTTAATACAAATTCACCATCTTGATAATCTAAATATTCTTCACCAATTAATCTTGGTCTGTACACAATTTTAGAGCTGAAAGGTTCTCCATTCTTACCAGTAGCACCCTTCATAAAAATATCATAGATATCTTTTTCAGCAGTACTAGATTTAAGATTTATTGTTTTTGGTTCTTTATTCTGTGTTGCTTTACTTGTGTCTGCTTTTGCTTCATTTAATGTAAATGGTGCATATGAAAAAATAAGTTCCCCATCTACAAGATTTAAATCATGTCTTTGAAAGCTTGTTGGAACAGAAACTTTTTGATCAGTGAAAAATTGATGATAAAAGTTAATCTTTTGTTTATTTGATATATTAGGATTTGTTAATACGGTAGCAACCTTTCTTGCTGTATCTTCATTAATGTTTGCTCTATCTACCTCATATATCTCATTATTAATTGTTACATATGACCCACCGCTAGGAATATTTTCAAATTTCTTAGGGGTTACATTTAAACTATCAATAATTGCTTTTCTTTGTTCTTCAGTAAAATAACTTGATAAATTATTAATCATTATATTATTAAGTATTTTAAAACTGAATACTCCGCGTGTTGCTCCAGTAATACTTAATAGTTTTGTTTTCTTAGTGCGTATTAATTCTTGTCTGAAATCATAAAGTTTTTTAAACTCTTCTTGTTGTTGTTTTTCAACTTCTTTAATATACTCTGCAACAGACATTCCTTTTGCATTTTCTAAATTTTCTTTAGACCCGTACAGTAAAGAAATCTCATCATTTACAATATCTTCTGGAGAAATTATCTGGTCTTCTATACCATAGATATCAGTAACTCTATACTTACCATTCTCTAGCCTCACATCTCTAAGCATCTGATAGACTAATCTACCACCTTCATCTTTTGTAGTTACTCTTCCATCCTTTGTAAAATAAACAAAGGCTCCAGATGTATCAGATAGAACTAAAGCAAATTGTTCTGAAACTGGTGTTGCTTTATTTTCACTGCCTTGACTGATTATTGCATTTTGTCTTGCTACTATTGTATTTGAATAATTTGTTCTATCATTTGATGACAGTCTATCTAAAGGAATAACTTTTAGTTTTAAATTTACTCCATCAATACTTGCATTATCTAATAAGTCTATATCAGCTGTATTAATACTCAATCTTGATACAGTATTAATAGCAGTTATTTTATCAGAATCTGTTACTTCAAATTCTTCAATTTTAGTTTTTGGATCCTTAGCTAAGAACTGCTCATCAGTTCCAGAGTTTACATTTCTAGATTTTAATCTCTTGTCTGTTGGACTAGTTAACTCTTCTACTGGTTTTGATTCAGTATATTGATCTACCGGTTTATTAGCATTATCTTCAGCAATTAAAGCTAATTGTTTAGGAGATAATGTTTTTTCAAAGTATCCATAGACCAATTGAATTCCGCTGTCTTGATTTCTAAATGCTCTAGATAATGGTAGTATATTTATCTCATTACCAGTATTATCCTTTGAAAGCTCTATGTCTTTTCTAGTTGCTACTAGATTTATTATATATGGTACTTGTTGCATATATTGAGTAGCACTATCAACACCCTGTCTATTTTTAAGGTTACTGTATAATCTATTCATGAAATCATTAATGTCAAAAGCCTCACCTTTAGTCTGTGAGTTTAACATTGCTTTACTTATAACTCTTGTAAGAGCTTCAATATGTTCTGATCCTAATGCACAGGTAATAGCCATTTTAACAAATCTTTTTATTGTATAATTCTTCTTCTAGTGTGTCTAAGTCTTTATCCTTTACTTCATCAATGATATTATCAATGTCTGCATTAGTCAAGCTATCTGCAGCAGTAATGCTCTCAATAATTTTTGATTTAGCCTCTGGAGTAATTTCAATTGTCTCTACAGCAGCTTTAGATTTTGCTTCTTCTTGTGTCATGATTTTACCGTTTAGATTATCAAATTTAACACTTTTTTTCTCATTAGAATTGGCAACTTCAAAAGTAATATTATCACCTTCTATATTGGTTATTGTAATGAGTGATCCAGCAGGAATATCATCTATTGGTTGTACAGTTACATACTGTGTTTCTTGTATGTCATTCATCTGATCTTTTATCTCAGATTTAAACTCTTCTGTTAAGGATTTGATTCTGCTTTTTGCAGCATCATTTATAACTTTTACTTCATAAGCTGTTAGATCTGAAACATCTTTTAACATCTCTTTGATTTCATCTACAGTAGAGCTATTTATTCTTGCAATAATATCAGCAGCTTTCTCACTAATAACACTTTCCTTAACAGGTCTTTCTGCTAAACTTAGTATCTCTCCTAATGAGATCTCTGATATAACTTCACCTTTAGATTTATCTACAGTCTCATCAAGTTTATTTTGATTTGTAGAGCTCGTATTTTTAGTGTTAGTAGGTTTTGGTCCATTAGAATTCTTATCAGATAATTTATTTGTAAGTGATTCTTCTGATACCATATTAAGAATATCATTTAAGTATCTAACCTCTTTACCATAGCTCTTTAAACTTTCTTGTAATGAATTAATTCTTTCTATTTCCAGTTCTTTAACTTTAGGAGTTAATTCTGCAACATCCATAGTTGCCGAAAGTCTTGATCTTAAATTCTTAAATTGTTTTACAATAGAATTAAAATCTTCTAATGTTGCATTCTCTAAATTATCCACTGCCTTTTCTAGTCTTTCAACTTCTTCTTTAGAAAGTGGTTTATAATTAGCATCCGGTATTAATTGTAATTGCTGTCCTACCTGAGAGTCTAATTTTTTAATGCCATCAATATACTCTTTTAAAAGTTTTTTAGTTCTAAGTATTGTATCATTAATTGTCTTAATAGATCTATTTAAAGAATTTATTTTCTTTTTTATTGCTGCTATTTTTATTTTAATATCAGACCTACTAAATAATGCTAAGTCTTCTGTATCTAAAATATTTTGATAATAGTCTATCTGATCATTAAGATCATTAACCTGTGCAGTAAGTATTTCTTTTTCTTTTCTAAGATCCTCTAATCTTCCTACTACACCTGCAATTACTACAAACTCTCTTCTAAACTGATCTCTAACATCCTGATTTTTAATAGATGTTTTTCCGCGACCTTTTCTAAATTTAGATTTAAGATACTGACCAGTTACTTGATCTAATGCGGTAATAGAGTTTATTATATCTGTAAGTTCATCTGCAGTCAACTCAATAGATGCATTACCAATAGTATCTAAATAGTTAAGGATATCATTAACCTTTTTTAAATCTGTATCTAATTTTTGTTGCCTACTTCTTAGAGTTTGTATTTTATCTAGGATTGCAATTTTATTTTCTTTTGCTAACCTTCTTTGTTGTGCTGCTATATCTTCTACTTCTTGTTCAATTGTTGCTTGTTCTTCATCTACTACTTCCTCAATAACAGGTTCTCCAGCTGCTGTTCTCATTGGAATAATGTCATTGATTTTTATTTGAAGAGTTTCTCCATCTGCAGTTGTTTGATTAGGATCTACTGGAGCTACAATCTTACCAGGAACTAATATTGGACTAGCAGATTCAATTGTTTCTATTCTTCCTGTAGCTGAATCAGTTGATATCTGTAATGGTAATAAAACAATTTTTGGATTAATACCAGTCATGTTATATAACATGTTCTTAGCTGCTACAAGCTCAAGTCCATAACTTTCTTTTTTAGAAACATCACTTGTTTCATCATCATATTCTTCCCACTTATTTACATCACCCATTTTTACAAGAACAATAGTTGTGTTACCCTCTCTATCTACTAGTAAGAAATTAATTTCTCCTGCAACACCTGCTGGAATATCAAATACTGTAAGCTTGGCTGGAATAATAACTATATCACCTAAATTAGCTTTCTCTTTTAGTTCGGCTAATATAGATTTACTACCAAATAAACTATCAAAAGCTTGTTGACTTAATAATGTAGGGTCATTTTTTACTTCTTTATCTGCTAAGAAATTTTTAATCTGATCTGTAATATAAGTTTCAGTTTCTGCTTTTTGTTCAAAAGCTCTTTCATTTACTAATGATAAAACATCATCAAGTGATATTCTTCTTCTTGTTACTGGTTCAGTTTTTAAACTCTTTGACTTATCATAGAGTTCCTTACTAGCCCAAATAGTTTTAGTAGCTTCATCAAAATACTCACCTTGTTTAAGTTCTGTTCCCCAAGTATCTTTTACTCTTTGTATTTCTTGATCATATGTTTTAGGTGTACTACTTCTTTGTTTTTGTTTTTCTAAACCATCAATCTTATCTTGAAGAGTAGTTGGTTCATACCATAAAAGATCTTGTTGTTTAAATTTATTTGCAATTTCTATAGACTTTTTTTGAGCTTGTTCAGGAGTAAGATTTATACCTAGTACTATACGCACTCCTTTAATACCACCAAAGTCTGTATCTGATTCTTTAAGTTCATCAGCTATTTTTCTATTTTCTTCAGATAAACTATCAATTGCTATTTCAATATAATCTTGTCCTCCTACTGTCTCACCCTGTACAGAGTTTAACCAAGAACCAGTAGTTTGAATATTCTTATCCCAGAAAATTTCTGAAGCTGGTACTAATGCTCCGGCTACAACATCTGCAATATCTTCTTTTTTAGAAATAGGTACATTAAAAGTTCGAAAACCTGTTCTAGGTGCTTCAGTACTAACCTGACTTGTGGAAGCTGCAGGAGGAGCAAACTTTGCCGTTTTTAATTTTTCTAAAAGTTCAGCTCTTCTTGCTTCAAGTTCTGTTATATCTACTTTTACAGGTGCTGCAGTTGTAGTTCCTACTTTATTATTAATTGTACTTGAATTGGCATAAAATACTTGTACTTCTTTTTCAACAATAAATTTATCACCTTCTTTTCTTAAAATTCCTGGTTTTACTGTAACAATTGTATCTGCACCATCAGGTCCATTTAATTCTTGTGCTGTAGGTTGAATAAACTTATCATAATTAGTAGATGCTCTATTTTGAGATACTCTATTGTTAACTACTCTATATTCAAACTCATTATTACCAATAGGTCTTATTTCAAAAATATGTTTTCCTTCAATAAACTTACTTTCCTCTTTATTAAATTCAGATTTAGTTGGTGATGCTGTTAAATAACCACTAGCATCTGGCCATTTTTCATTAAATAAATCTTGGTATGTTTTATCAGAAGTTGGTTGAGTAGTTTGATTATTTATTTGTCTTTCTACTTCTTTTAATTCATTTTCTATTTGTGCTATATTATCACCAGTACTTACTTGAGTTGTAGTTCTTCCAGTAGATTCTGATATTGCATTTCTTAAATCATTAACAACTTGATCTATAGCTTCTGGAGTTGTTACTTCTCCCTTATGACTTATATTCTTAAGTTTATCTGCAAAGATTTGTTCATTAAATGTATCTGGAACTTTTACACTTAATTGTGTTGCTCCTCCAGGTCTTCCGGCAAAATCTCTTCCATTAACCCTAACTCTTAACACACCATTATCAATAGTATAATATTTACCATTAATATCATTTGCATCAGCTTTTGTTAATCTAATAAACTTGCCTTCATCAATCTTTTCTATTGTAGAATCCTGTTCTTGAGCAAGCTCCATACCACCTTTCTTAGCGGTTGCTGTTACATTAATTTTAAGATCTTCTGGTTTTACTTTAGGAGCAGTTGTGGGTTTACCTTCCAAAGCATCTAGTTCTGCATCATATTTAGCGTTGATTTTATTTAAGTTTTCTTTATCTTTTTTAGCTATTTTATTAGCATATTCTAAAGCTTCTTCGTAAGTATCAAAAGAGTTTTTACTAAGGCTTTCTTTAGATATATATCCCGTAGCAACTGTGTTATCTTTTTGAGCTACCTCTACGCTATATTTAGTTTTAAAAGCCCCTATAAAAACTTGGATTGTATATTTTTCTCCTGAATAAGCAGCGGTTTCTTTTCTTCCTTCAGTTGTCTTTATAGGATTTTTTAATTCTTCTTGTCTTCTTCTTTCTATATCATCTTTTTTAGCTTCTATATCAGAAACAGGAGTTGTAGTTGGTTCTAAAGAACTTTGTGCAGTTTCACCTGTTAGTGCTTTAAGTTTTTCAGATAACTCATTATATGTATCCTCTGTAAAACCTGGAAGATTTGCTTTCTTAAGTTCTGATATAAAACCATCAACAGAATTATTCTTTGCTAATGTATTATTATATATCTGAGCTATTTGATCTCTTTGTTTTTCTTGATACTTCTCACTTATTACCCTTTCAATTTCTTTATTAACTTTCTCAAGTTTGTTACCATTAACAGTATATTGATTTGTTGTTTCATCAAATGTAATGTCACCTTGCTGATCAATTACTTTAGAAACCTCCTTAATTACTTTTGACCTCTTTGCAGATTCTTTAAAGTTTAATTTGTAATTTAAAAACTTATTGGCAAGTGCAAGATTGAATTCTAGTATTGCAAGATTTTCTTTTTCTTGATCTGTAAGATCTGTTTTGCCTTGTAGTTTTTTAATATCTGTTTCTATTTTCTTTATGTTAGCTTTAATATCCTTTATGTCAAGATCTTTAAAGTCCTGATCCTTACCTCTTACTTGCATAACAGGTGGCTCTACCTCATCTAATTGTTGAGCAGCTAACTTTTCTTTCATTTTAGCATTATACTGTTCAATAACTTTTTCTGCTCTTGGATTATTTTGAATAAAGTCATCTAATGCAGATAATAGTTTTTCATCAGATACTTCACTTAACTTATCAGCAAGACCCTCTGTATCTTCTACATATTGGTTAAATGCATTCTCAAGTTGTTTTTTTAATGCTTCATCCATTAACTCAAACTTTGTATTTTTTGTAAATGGAATATATGTAGAAGCTTGGGTAAGTTTTTCTGACTGAGCTCTTGCAGTAAGTTCCTGAATTGCATCTATTTTTTTCTGAGTAAACTCTGCATTTATTTTATCTATAGCAGCTTGATCTGCAACTAATTCTAATGTATATTTTTTAGCTGCTTCAAAACCTTGAGTAACAGTAACTTTATTAACTATATCACCCGCTGGACTATTATATCTTAATCCTTCATTAGATTTATATAATATAAGTTCTTTTACTCTAAGTCCAGATCTATATTTTAAACTAACATACTGTCCAACACTTAATTTTCTATCTATATCATCTATTGTTGCCTTAGTGCCTTTTGGTATATCAATGTTACCTTTTTCTACACGTTCTTCTGTTTTAGGTAGAGCATTTAATGCAGCTTCTTTTTCTGCATTAAGTCTAGCTAGAGTATAATTTAAAGCAGTATTATCTGCAGATCTTCCCTTTGGATTTAACTTTCTTACAGCAGAAGCTCTTTCAAAAAATATAGCATACTGATCATACTCTGGGTGACCTTCTTTAATAACTACTTTTCTTGTGTCATCATAGAACTCTGTGGGTATAGTTGAGCTTCTTAAAAACTCTGCAGCCTCATCTTCACTAATATATACATTTCTATCTGCTAATTCATTTAGTAATGCATTAAGTTCTATGTTATCAAGTTGCTGATTAACTATATTAGAGAAATAGTCTCTTCTATTGTTATAGAGATTATTCATCCACTGATAATTTCTTTGAACATGGTTCATAAAATCCCGTGGATTATTTAATACGTTTACATAGTTTGCAAGAATAGAAGCTTCTTTACCTAACTTATAACTATCTAATATCATTTCAAAAGCTTCATCAGCTTCTTCTGATAGATATATGTCCCCGGTAGAACTTGCAATAGCTTTTAAATAATCTTTATATGCTTTTTCTAAATTAGATTCTAACTCTAATCTATTCTCATTAGTATTCTCACCAACTCTATTTGTTCTATTTATTTCTTTTCTAAGCTCAGCTTCAGCTTCGTCTATAGACATATTATTTTCTTCAGCTATTTTTTCTAACTCACCTGACTCTTTAAATTTTTCTACAATTTCAGTTACTTGATTATTTTGAAACTTATCATAGTTTTTATATGCTTCTGATAATGCCTCAAGTGCTTTTAACTTATTTTGTTTCTTTCTAAGTTCTTCTGGTGATAATACATTTTTTTGAGCTTCTATTTCTTCTTTTAAAATATCACGCTCATTAGACATTCTACTTGGTTCTAATAATAACTGAATCTCAGAGTCAGTCATTTTAGATAACGGTTTAGATGATTTAATTTTAGTGCTAATATCTTTCATTCTTTTTACAGCATCCTGATAAGAGGATCCCATAAAAACTGCATTCATTTTTGCTACTTCCCAAGCCTGACTAAATAGTTGTGCTTTTTTATATGCATCTGTTCCTTTTTCATACTGTGAAAGATCTATTGGATTAACATATTTATCATTTATTTTTTCATAGTTAGTTTTGATTTCATCCATCCTCTTAACTATGTCATCAATTCTTGATTGATATTTTAATCCTTCTCCTTTGGGAATATTTCCAACAGCATCTTCAAATTCTTCTGGTGTTAAATCTCTAAATGATTCTACTCTTTCTTTAAATAAATCAAGTGTCCCAGATCTTAATGCTGTTGTAACTTGTGATACTAGAGCAAAGTCTTTAGCATCTAGTGTATTTTTTCTTCCACCTTCCTGAATAATCTTTGTAAGTATTTCTTGATTCCCAAGATTAAATAATTTAGAATTAAAAAACTCTGCTGGATTATCATTATATAAGTCAGTAAGTGTTTGCGCTATACCTTCACCAAATGTATTTCTTTTAAGTTTATAATCTGCATACTCTTCTGGTCTAAACATTTTGTTATAACCAGTAGATGCCCAACTTGGAAGGTTATTAATTGGATAAGCAAAAGCACCCATTATAAATCCAGTAGCAAATGTTTCAAATCCTTGTTTTGTAAATGGATTTTGATTTGCCCATGCATCTTTAAAATATGATGCTTTACTCCTACTTGCATCTGCAAAAGCACCTTTAGAATACAAATGAGCTTTTACTGCATCTGAGTTAAATGTATTTACATAGTAGTTACCTAATGCTTCTGATATTGTTTCTTGAAAGTTTTCTTGTAGACCCTCAGCAATATTTCCTTTAAAATACTTTCCTAAAACAACAACAGATTTTGCTGATAAACTTTTAACAGATTCTTTAAAACCTTGTTCTCTAAGTCCTTTTAAAGTTCCTCTTATACCATTTTTTACATATGTAAATTCACCCTTTAAAACTTTCTTACCTTCTTCTTTTACTGTTTTAAATAGTATTTTACCTTTCTCAAGATTTACTATTTCTTGAGTTTTAGCACGTAATAAACTTGCTGTTCCTTTTCCACCAGCAATATTTGGAAATACAAGTTTGTTAGATAAATATATAACGCCCGTATTCCAAGCTAAATTTTCTTGACCAGCTCTTTCAGATTGCACCATCATATCATACATCTGTTTATCAGATGGAGCCTTTCCATTATCTTTATAATGCAAGTTATATAAGTCATAGTAGACTTTATTCTGTTGCATACCGCCTTCTAGTTTACCTTCAGTAACAGCTGCATTTATAAATTTCATGTCTCTATAAAATCCACCAGCAGTTTTTGAAATTTTTGCAAGAGATGTTAGATTACCAAAGGATTGAGCCTTTCTAATATCATTCATTGCATCAAGTGTATTACCCAATGGATTTATAAACTTTCCAACTGGTGTATTTGCCACTTTCCAAAAACTTCTTGCTGCTTGACTTGATTCTAATGTTTTTACTGCTGCACCAAAAGATCTATCTAAGTTTGAAAATAATTTACCTACTCTACCAAACTTTGCTGCAGCAGAAACATCCGCAGCAACTTCAAGCGCACCTGCTGCAGGTATACCAGCTCCAGTAGCTACTAATCCAGCTTCTATTGCTTTTGTTGCTGCTTGTTCAGCTATTGTTTCAATGATAATACCAGCTGATAATCCAAAAGAGCTAAGAGCATTATTTACAAATCCAAATGCTCCTCCCTTAGTTGACATACCTATATTAGAAATCTTTTCATATTCTGCAGCATTATCTAAATTTATAGAAGTAAAATCTCCACGAAGCATATCAAAAGTTCCTTCAACATTAGATTTTATTCCTAACCAAACACCTGGTAATAATGAATGATTTACCATTCTTGTAAAGTCATTCCATTTGGTAGTTCTTGAATTATATAAAGCTTCATTATCTCTAAACGGTGAAAATCCTACTTCAGCCATTTTTTTAGATCCATATGCAGCATATCTTTTATAATAGTTATTACCATCTTCTCCGGCATTATAACCATATATTCTTGAATACTCATTTTTATCCTGATTAGTTTGAAATATTGATCTCATGTAAGAATCAGCAGCTTGTGCAGATTTTTCAAAAGATGAATCTTTTTTTGGACCAGGACGATTGGGAGGACTACCTACAAGATTTTCTCTAATATTTCTTTGGGGACTTGTTAGTGCTCCATAGTTAGGAATTACATCAACTAGCTTAACTTGTTCTATATCTAATTTTTTAAATCCAAAAGGATCTAAGTTAAGTGGATTAGTAACATCCATATTAAATTTGCCAACAGACGGACCCAGTGGTGCAAGAGGGTCAAAGTTTGTATTATCTTGGGCCATACTGCATATTTTGTTCGTTCATTTGTCTTATTGTTGGCCAACCTTGTTGTAAAGTTTGTAATCTCATATTACTTAAATTATTTCCAGCAGTAAGCGTATTGTCTGTAGTTGACATATCTCTAAAGTCTCCAATGGTAGGATCCCAAACAGGATATTTTGAAGTTATACTATAATCTCCAGTACCCAACATATTTTTTTGAATTTGAAATTGATATCTAGTATCAAATGGATCAGTATAAGTATAAGTTTGATTTGGACTATTATCAACAGTTATTGCTAATGGATCTTTAAAGTTTTCTTCATAAAGAGGATTTTTAAGATTATTACTATTTGTAATAATGCTTAAACCATTTTGTAAAATATCATCATATTCCTCTTTATCTAAAATTTTATTATCTCCATCTGCATTTGTAGCTCTAAATTGTTCTAAAAACTTTGCAGAAGGTCTAATAATTATTGCCGCCTTATTTGCATCACCAGCAGCAATTACGGCTGTTGATAGTTTAAATAAATCTGTTTTACTTGATGGTCTAGCCATTTGCCTTTGTAATTCATCTATTATAGGTTTATATTGTGCCCCTCCTGCTGACTTATCAAAAGCATCTACACTCCTACCTTTAATAGATATTCTTGTTTCATCAGTAGTTTTAAAATCTAATTTATTTATGTCACTAACAACACCGCCCCAATAATATCTACCTTTACTACTAAAAGGATTTACATTAATTGATCTTACACTTGGAGTTGCTAATCCTGTTCCAGGATCAGTTGTTTGTTCATATCCAACTGGAGCTGTTTTTATTATCTTAGAGTTAGTCCATACTTTTTCATTAGCTGCTGATACAAGATTATCATATAATGATCTTAAATTCTCATCAGCACTTGGTCCAGAAATAAATGATTCATATACACCTTTACCAAGACCCGCAGCAACTCCTGATAATCCTAATCCAATTGCACCTGGAATAGCACCTATTCCTCCAAAAAAAGATCCACCGGCAGCTCCAGCTGCAGCACCACCACTACCATATATTAAAACATTTTCTGAAACATTATTTAATTTAGATAAAAAGGTTCTTTGATCTTCAGGATTAAGACCGGCTTTCTTTATATTTGCTGCAAAAGTTTCTGGTGCTACTAAGTCACCTTTATCATTATATAATAATTGAGTAATGGCTTTATCTGCAATACCTAATCTTGCAAGTTCATTTTCAGTTACAGTTGCATAGTCTTGTCTCCATTTAGTATTAGCTTTTACATAACCTATATAATCTGTAAACTTTAAATTACTTTCTTGTAATTTTGACATGTTGTTTTTAACAACTAACAAATTACTATTGTTATTTAAGAATGTATTAAAGTTAGAATGAATTTTTTCTAATCCATCAGCACCAGAAGTACTTGCAAAACTAGCTAAGTTACCTTTGTGTTTCTTTAAGAAATCAGATAAAGATGAAACTGGAGCATTTGGTGTACTGAGTATTTGCCCAGCTTGTGCATCAGTCATTTGACCGCCTTTTATAAGTTGATCAAGTGTAGTTGTTACATCATTTATATATGGCGTAAAGTTTTTCTCAGACTGTTTTCTAAACATATTAACTGCACGATCATACTGATTTGTTTCATCTGTTGCAGTACCATCTGAATCAGTTTCTGTAAATGTATTTTCTTGATCTTCAAATGGTACATATTCACCACTTTCATCAAACATTCCCCTACCTGCTTTAACATTTTCTTTGTCAACCATCATCTTTCTTTCAGCACCAACTTTAATCTTAAGAAGCTCCATATCATATTGAGCTTTCTGTTGATTTTCCTCCATGTTATAAATGTGCCTTTGACCAATTTCCTGCATATTATACTTATGCTTATCAGCCATAACAGCATATGGATTTGCATCCATATCTACTTTAGAATTTCTATATGCATATATGTGTGCTGCTTGATTTAAATCTCTAGCAAGTAATGAGCCGGCAACACCATTATCTACCATGTATCTAAGTGTCTCTATATCTTCATAAGGATTTGTAAAACCCGTAGATGTAGTAGCAGTACTTGACTGCCCACTATTCATTTTATCTAGTTGCTTTTTTGATTGAGATAATACCTCATCATTAATAGATTTGTTTTCTATATAAGCATCAAGTTGTTGTTGTAATTTAGGATCTTTATTTCCATCTTTAATTTGTTTCTCTAAATCCTTTATTTTATTATTATATGCTACAGAAGATTCACTTAATTGTTTGTAATTTTTTTCACTTGATTTCTTAAGAGTTTTAAAGTTCTTTTCAAGATAATCCATTTCTGCAGCATTCTTATCCCCATTAAATTCACCTGCCCTACTGTATCCATAGTCCTTTCTATTTACATATGCTTGTGTACTATATATAGCCTGTACTTGTGGGTCATTACCTAAGTTTGCTTGAAACAAGTGTTGTAAAGGTTCTTCTAAAACTTGACCATTGGTTTTTTTAATGACCCATCTACCATCTGGACTCATCTCAACAGTTTCAATGTTTCCAAATTCTTTTGCAAGTTCTAATGCTTTATCCTGAACATTTACATATGGTGTATACAATACATTTTGAAAAGTAAGTGCCTTTTCTGCAGTAGTATCTTTAAACTCATCTCTTCTATACTGTAATTCTTTAAGACCAGTATTCCAGAACATAGCTCTATCTTTTTCATTAGCAGAGCCCTGGAAACCTTGTGCTTTAAGAACTTGCATATTAAAGTTCTTAGTCCAAGCCATATCTTTCATTAAACCTTTATCTTCATAGAATGGCTTAAATACTTGTGTTGCTTGACTTACATTCTGCTGTAATGAAAGATCTAATCCTGCTAACCTACCAACGTTAAAGTTAATTTGATCTACTAAATAATCTTTCTTCTCAATATTATCATCTCTTGTAAGATCTGCATAAAAATATTGACCATATACTTTATTTAGTGATTTCCAGTTACTATCATACTGATTCTGTTTATTCTGTATTAGATTAGAATAAAGATTAAGATCAGGTTGATAAGGCTGAAGTTGTGGTATAAAAGTGGCTGATGTAAAAGTTGCCATAGTTTTTTCTTTCTATAGTATAAATATATTAAAATATTTTAAGTTTAATAAACCTTAAAAGTTTATTCATAGTAATAAAAAGGGTAAACTGTGTCTCCATAAACCATTCCACCCATTTGTAATACAGGTCCTCCATATCTACTATATCTAGTTTTATATACTAATTCTTGCATGTCATCTGGAAGACCACTTGCTTTTAATTGCATTGCATATTCTAAAGCATCTTCAGATTTTTCTGGTTGTAATGGTTTACCTTGTTTAAAAATTTGTACTCCAGTTACAGGATCAATTGCATATTGTTCACTTTGGATATTGTAGATATCTGCAGCATTTTTAATACCCTGATTCATCATTGCTGTTTTTAATGCATCTTTTGCATTTAATTCACCTCTATAGAAGTTTTCAGCAGCACCAGTTTTATCCATATACTGATTAAGTATATTTGCTCTATTAGTATCTGCATTCATTGCAGATTGAAAGTTCATTAATCTTTCTTGATTTTCTATAGCAGTATTACCAGCTTGTGTTTGAACTATAGGGCGTTGTATTGCATCAATAAGATCACCTTCTAGTGAAGCTGCTGCAGCTTGTTTTACTGTAGATGGAGTTGCTGTTCTTCCAATTAAATCTAAATTCTTAGCAGCTGCTGCTTGTGCTGCTTGAACAGGAGCAAGCCACTCTTGTTTTTGTAAACTAACTTCAGGAATATTTGGTGTCATTGCCATAGGATATTCTACACCGGTTCTTGTTCTCATTGCAGTTGCAAGATTTAACTTATCTTGAGTTGTCCATTCTGGCCAGTAAGTTCCTCCTGGAGCTTGTACTTCTGGAAATTGCATTTGTGGACTTTGTTCACATTCACACTTACCATCTTTTAATGGTACTTCTTTTTCTACACCAGTAATAGGATCAGGACAAAAACATTTATTAACTTTTTTAGGAGGAGCAAAATTAAGTCTTTGTCCTAGTGTAGTATTTGTATTAAACTGATCTATTCCTGATACTTGACCTTTCTTACCAGCTATTGTTTCATCTCCAACACCAACTTGGAATTGACCATATGGTTTATACTTTTCAGTTCCTAATAAGTTTCTGTAAGATATATATGCAGCTTGTCCTTGATAACCTGTAGAGAAATTAAGATCCCTAAGTCCTTCTGGATTTGCTTTAATTAATCTATTAGCGGCAGCATTAGTTCCAGTAACTCCTTCTGCATTTTGCTCTGTCTTTGTAGGATCTAAACCAAAAGCAGCTAACCTAGCATTTCTTTCTTCTTGTGCTAATAATTGATTTATAACAGATGTTTTGTCTAGTTTCTTTAATTCTGGAGAATATGATTTAAAAAACTTTTCTCTTTGACTTTTAGTATAATTTTCTGGATTGTCTATATCTTTTTGATATTGTGTAAACAAGTCATTTTGAAAATCAGCATTTTCCTCTATTGCTTTTTTAGTATTTATAAAGTCAATATATGCTTGTTTCTTACCATTCCATTTTTTCTTAATTATTTCTAAGTCATCTTTTGTTAAATCTGCTTCAGTAATTTGTCCTCCTCCTTCAAATGTATCTAACTCATATGTACTTCCACCATCTTGCATAATTAATGGCATATTAGTACCGCCAATTATAATACCTTCTCTAGCCATAAATGGACCGCTTCCTAGCATTCTTTCTCTTCTACCTAAATAGTTATTAGGATTACCTCCACCAAGAGAAATTCCATATTGTGCAAATGGCATTTCATAACCACCTACTGTCATACCATACATAGCCATTGGTGCTTCTTGCATTTCTTCCGGAGACATTTGTTGTGCACTCATCATTTGTTCTTCCATAGATGGTTGTGCTATTGGTTCTCCAGATGGCATTTGCTGTGGCATTGGTTGTTCTTGCATTTGCTCTTGTGCCATTTCTTCTTGTGCCATTTCTTCTTGTGGCATCATTTGTTCTTCTTGACCTGCACCTTCTGGCATTAAATCTTCTTCTTTAATTCCATTAGCTTCCATATATGGTTTAGCAATAACAGGTATGCCTTGAGGAAAACCTTTTTTAGATTCTTGTGCAAGTGCTAATGCACCAAGTTTCATGACATAGTTTTTAATCATCATCTCTGCAGTCTTCTTTTCCATCTTGTTAGACTCAGGATCTTGCAAAAGTTTTCTGTATTTGTTTATGTCATAAGTTTTAGATAACTCTGCTGGAGTATATCCTCCCTTCTTTGGTGTTTTACCAAACATCTTTAAGATCTCAGGATCAGTTATTTTCATTGACTGTGTGTCACTAAAAATAAATGTATCATCTGGTAGATTCATTGGTACTCCGCCAGAAGAATGCCTTGGACCTTTTATATTATAGAATGATGGAAATGTAGAACCATCTATATCTCCCACTAATGTTTCTCCACCTTCTGCTTCTATATTAGCTTCTTCTCTAGGAACAGCTCCCATAGAGTTTCTAACTCTTAAGCTTGGTTTACCAATGTATGCATTATAATCTGCACCACCAAAAGCAGGTACATCATTAGCTAAAGAACCTTGAATTTGATATCCAGTTCTTGCTCTAGGAAGTTTTTTTAATTTCTTATCCATCTTATTTTTTATTTAAACCAGCTAGTTTTATTAAATTTTGAAAGTCACTAATATCTATTTTGTGACCACCAGTTGGTGCTTTGGTTTTTTTATTCTTAATAGATCCACCTTTTTTACCTATTACTCCTTCAAAGCCTTGTTGGTAAACATCTCTACCTGTTCTAGGATCATATCCTCCAGGATTATAATCCTGATAAGCTAATGATCTTTCTCCTCTTGCTAGATCTGTCATTTGTGGAATATATCTATTCAATCTTTCATTTCTATAATCCTTTATATCAGCAAGAGTAGCACCAGCATCCATTAATCCTCTTGAAATATTATCATAGTTAATAGTACCAGTTCTATTTTCTTTTAATCTTAATTGAGCTTGATCTAGTGGTTCTTCCATTACACGCGGACCTTGGCCAGCATACATTGGATCATAACATGGACTATTAGGATCTTTTACTTCAGCTTCTGTACATGGACCTATTTTACCCTGACCAATACCACCAGGTTGTACTATACTATTTGCAGGATATGATACTGGAGAAAAATTTATTCCAAGATCAGCTCTAGGAATCCCACCATATTTTTGATATGCTGGTTTACCAGAGGCATCATATATTCTGGATGTTGTTTTCCAACTTGCTTTTTTATTAAATTCATTTTCAATATTTTTAGCTGTGGTATAATATAATGACCAAAGCCCAGATTCTGCTTCTTCTCTTTTTTTTGTGGTTAAATTCGGATTATTTTGAATTTTCCATAAAGCATTATTTCTTGCTTGGTTTGCTCTTTCTATATTATTATAATAATTATTTTGTTTATACCATCTTGCAATTTCTGCATCACCTTTTTTTACAATTTCTTGTGGAATATTCATATTCCATTCCATCTTAAAAGTACTAGCTAACTTATTTATATATTTAGGATTATTATAGTTTTCAGCTATTTTACTACCATAGTTACCATATTTCCAACTATCTTTCTTTTTAACAGGGGCTGCAGATTTAGCTGTAGGTTTGGCTGTAGGTTTGTTAGATGCAGGTTTAGTTTGAAATATTTCTTCTTCATCATTAAAATCTACATCAGGATTGTATTCAGCATATAAAGGATTTGCCTCTGAAGTAAACATATCATTGGGTCCTGAACCTGTAGTTGGATTTACACCAAATTCATATTCTGTAGGTTGCTCATAATCTGGATTAAATGGCTGCATACTCCTATCATATGGATTAGGAGAAAAGCTTTCTGTTTCATAAGCATCTACATTATTGTCTACACTATTATTTTGTTGTGGAGCAACCATTTCTTCCTCATCATAGTAGTCTGCATCCTCTATATTAACAGGTTCTCCCGCAGCATTAATTACAGTAAAATTTCCTTTTCTACTTGTAGTAGGATTGTCATAAATATTTGCAGTTCTTTGTGGTGTAATATTTTGTGCTGCAGCAGCTGTTTGTTGTGCTTGAACTGCAGCAGGAGTTGTTGGTACACCTACTGATGGCATAGCAGGTACTTCTCTTGGACTTGCACCCAATCCCATTGGGTTGAATTGCATTCTTGTTTGATTTATTACATCTTGTGTTTCTTTATCAAAATAATCTAAATCATCTTTATATATTTTATAACCTCTATCATCTTCTCCGTAGAATTCTCCTATTCTTCTATTTCTAACTTTATAACCTTGCCTTATTTTATCATCAAGTTGAGATTGTGTAGGACCTGAATCCATAAATTTTTTAAATTCATCATAATTTTCAAAAGATTCTGCTACAATATCTGAATCTGGACCTAAATCACCATATTCTTTTTCAAGACTAGTAATATCATTTGAAGATAATTTTTTATTTTCATATGCATCATCTTTAATTTGTTGAATAGTTTTTGGTGTACCTGCTGTAGGCCTGGAAGGTGCAGTACCTGGGGTTGTATTTAATGCACTATTTGAATTTATATTTACAGGTGTTCCAGGAGTTCCAGTAACTACATCTGCACCTTGAGTACTTGTCATACTTGAGACAGGTGTATATGGACTTTCTACTCTAAAATTTGATGCTGGAGTAGTTGACTGTTGTGTATATGGTCTATCATCTTCTAAAGGCTTTCCATATTTTATTCTTTGGATAAGATCATTAGCTCCAAGTCTTAAACCTGTGAGACCCATTCCTTTATATTTATAACCTCTATTATCTTGTTGACCTGTTGTTCCTGCTGCTATACCAGATAGTGCGGGCAAACCTGCAGCTATTTGTCCTGGAGTAGCATAATCTATAGTTGTAATTCTATCTTTATTAAAACCTAAGTTTCTTTCAAACCAATTACCATCTTGTTTTCTTTCTTTACTATATTTTGTACCGGTAGGAAGCATTCCAGCTTTGGTAATTGCTGCAGCTGTTGCAGCATATTGCAATGGATCACCTACTGGTGAAAATGTAGAAGCCCCTCTAGTAAATGGTCTGTATAGATTAGCAGCAGTTTGAAACATTCCTCTTCCACCAAAAGATCCTGCATATGGATTACCGCCAAATTGAGGATATCCCCATACTGGTTGCCAAGGTCCAGCAGAACCAAAACCACCAGGATAATATTGTTGTTGTTGTGTTTGAGTTTGTGTATTGTATTTCTTTTGTGTAGCTTCTTCTATTTTCTTTTTTTCTTCTGCTATTGCTTTATCATACTCTTCTTTAGTAGTAATAGGTTTAAAAGTATTAGATTTATCTACTTCACTGTTACCAGTTCCATCAAACCTATATAAGCCACCATCTCTAAAATATGGATCTGTTACATCTTTAGAGTCTGTATAATCTAAGTCAGATTGATTTACTGGTGGTTGTAATATGTCTGATAAAAACATATTATCTACTTCATTACCATATACAAATTTTGTTAAGTCAGGTCTATTAGGATCTACAAAACCACCAACTTGAAAGTCTCCCATATCAGCATACTTTCTCATCTCATCCCAAAAACCCAAACCTCCCTTATCTGGGAATTTTGGAGGTGGTATAAGTGCTGGTTTAGGAGTTACCTTTGGAGTAACAGTTGTTATTCCTGACATATCAACTTTACCAGTACTTTTAGGAACTGGTTTTGGTGTTGGAGTTATTACTGGTGTGACAGGACTATTAAATTGAGTAATAGAACTTGGAGTTAATTGTGGCCAACGTGACTTATTAGAAGGTGCTGTTTTTGTTGAAATACCTAATCCCTTTGTTGTTCCAGTAGTTTTTCCAGAGGTTGTAGTAGCAGATGGAGTATTTGATTTATCAGCTGCTTTTGCTGCAGCTTCTGATCCTGTAGCTTTTGCTACTTCTTCTGTAGATTTATTATTTACTTCTTGTGCTATTGTTTCAGTAACAAGTCTTCCGGGAGTTACAACCTTACCTGACTGATTAACACCATACATCCCAGGAAAAGACATTGATGGAAACATTGACATTAAGATAAGTGGATTAAACTGTATGTCTGCATTTCTTAGTCCACCAAATAATCCAAAGTTATATTTTGCAGAAGTTACTCCTGGAGGAGTAAATGGTACACCAAACATTCTTCTATTTGCTCTTGCCATTCTACCACCACCAAATAATCCAGGTCTCTGATTCATGTACATATTTCTGTACATCTGTTCTGCTTGTTGTCTGTAATAATTATCTTGTGCTTGATTTCTTATAGCTCCAACAAAAGTATTATTAGTTGTTGTAGATACTGGTTGAGTAGGATTGTTTTCAGTACCTTTTACATTAGCTGTGTTAGCATCTTTTGTTTCAGTTCCAGAAGCAGGAGTTTGTTGTCCATCCTGAGCTTTTTTAAGCTGTCTAACCATTTTATTTACAAATGATCTTTTGTTAGGAACTGCTCCTCCTGTTTGTTTATATGCCCAGTTATTTCTAACATCATCAGCACTTCCATAATCAGCTTCTACTCCTTCTTGTTGTGGTTGTATATATTGTTGTGATTGTGTTTCTTCTACATCTTCATCATCATCAAGAGCATTAAACTCCATATCATTTACTATACTAGACCTAGAATTATTATTAGTATAATCCATGTAGTTAGCATCATTATCTGATTCTGCTAATTCATTATAATAACTTGCAGAATTATCATCTGGCTCTTCTTCTTGCTCTGGATTTTCAACAGTTGTTTCTTCTGTTATTTCAAGTCTTTCATTTTGTTGTTCTCTTGCTTCCTCACCTAGGTGTGCAAATACACCCTCTACAAGTTGATTTAAATTTGGTAGTATTCTTGAAAGTTCAGGATAGCTCTCTTCATATGGTGCATATTTAGCATACACAGCTTCTTTAACATCTTCACTTCCACCACCTCTAGAAATCATTTCTACAATATCTTTAACTATGATATCTTCAAAATTAACTTGTTGTTGTTGCTGTTGTTGTGGTTGCATACTTTGCATCTGCTGCATGATCCCGGCAGTTACAGGACTAACTCCAGACTCTGCACCCATCTGTGCTTTATTTAACCATTTAGCGGTTTTATTTATATAGCCTCCTTTACCATAAGGATCTTTATAAACTATTACTTTTCTTTTTGCCATTATACACTATATATTACTAAATATACTAAAAATAAATTTAATTAGTAAATCTATTAAGTTTAATCAATGTCCTCTACTATCCAGCCTCCTTTTTTGTATTCTTCTATTTCTTTATCAGAAAGTTCCATTATCATTCCACCATCTTGTTCTTGTTGTAATGCACCTGCTCCTACTACAGCAGCAGCGGGAATAACATATGTTCTGTTTAATATACCTGCAAGATTTTTTCTCAAATTTCCTTGGCTTTCAAATTTTAAAGGAGTTTTTCCTTTTAATATATTTTCAGGTACAAATCTAAATTTCTGATCAGCTTGCTTCATTCCGCTAAGTTGATTTATAACATCCATATACTTTTTTGAAAACTCATCAGCATAAATTCCCTTATTATTTGTATTAATATCTTGAGCAAGTCTATTTATATCTTCAATAGATAGATTTTGACCAAATGGAATCCCATATTTATCTTTTATAAAATCAAGCAAACGTAGATTTCTAACTTGTTGTTCTTGTGGTAAACGTAAATAATTATTAAATCTAGGAATTATAAGATTTGTTAATGAATTTCCAATTTCAGTTACAGGATAATTTGTATAATCATTTGTTGTTGCAGTTTGAGACATAGCATGTTTAATTTCATGATCCAACGAGGATAATGCATCTTCTCTTGATAAATCATCACTTAATGTTATTAAATTTTCATCTGGATCATAAACAGCTTCTCCTTTTGATACTTTTCCAGATTTTATTTTTATATTTTTCCATTTATCTAAAATATTCTTTACATCTGCCATAATTTCACTTTGAGACTCACCTGTCGCTGCAGATCTTCTTTTAAAATATTCATCTGATTCTAACCGATTTTTTTCTTTAAAATATATATTATCTATGTCTTTTTGTGTTATATAATTTTTAGGTAATTCCTCCACATAAGAATTACCTTCATACACGTGAAGTTTGTCTTCAGGCTTTACTGGTTCTTTTGATTTTATTCTAAATAATTTTTTTATTGACTCAGGAATACGAAAATTATATGCATTAGATTGTTGATTAAGAGCATTACTAGAACTAGGTAGTTGTTCAGGTGTATTTATAGGTTTATATCCTGTTAACCAGTTGGGCTTATTTATTTTATTTTTCCAATCAGGTAAAGAAGAATATGTTCCATTTGATTGCCTTACTTGTATGTCTACAATATCATCTGCAATAACTGGTCTATTTGATAATCCTTTTTTGTTTTTTGCAATAATAATAAACTGATTGTATGTCATTGGATCTCCCTCTTCACCCCAATACACTTTTTCACGCCATCTTCCTTTAGAAGGTAATCCTGCAGAATATCTATTTCTTACAATTCCAGTATTTAATAAATCATTTACTGCATCTTCAGTTGCAAGACCTCTTTGTATAAATTCTGGATTTGATGAAGGTAGAATATTTTTTAAATTTCCAAAATGAAATGAACTTTCTTTTAAAGCTTTAGGATTTAACTTATATACATTAGATAATAATCCTTCTTCTGTACCTAAAAATTTTCCAAGCTCAGATGCTGTACTTCTTACTCCCTTATATAGGGGGCTTATTAATCCTGCTGTTCCAACATCTAATGCACCAGTTAATGCATTAGTTGCAGCTTCTGCATATTCTCCACGTTGTAACTGTCCAGGAATCTGTGGAAGTCTATTTACTAAAGCATCTGCAGCAAATCCTGCTCCTAATAAATTACCTATTGTTGCTCCCGGTATACTTGCTAATCCAGGAATAGATTTAGCAAAAGTTGTTCCTAAAAAATCTAATCCAGATGTAATAGCTTTTCCTGCAGCACCGCCTCCAGGACCCATAGCTAACCATTCTGGATATATCATAGATGCTACACCAGATTGATACTGAGGTTTATATCTTCCAGCTAATATTTGATCAGTTTCAAACTGTTTTTCTAATTCTTTATTTTGAAACTCATTATAGGCTTTTGCTGCTTCATTAAACTTATTAGGATCTGATAAAATATTTCTTCTTTCTTCTTCAGTAAGTTTTGGATCTGTTATTACATATTTTGCAACATCTGCTGCATATGCAGTATTTGCTTTTTCTTGTTCTGCTCTTTGTCTTGTTGCAGCTGCTTCTGAATATGGATTGCTTGATTGATATGCTTGTGTTGCTGTAGCATCTCTTGTACCACTACCAAAACCTGCTGCAGATTCTCTTTGTGCTTGGTCAATTTCTGAATTTAATCTATCAATCGTTTCTTTTTGTGATAATGCAAGATTTAAAAACATTTGTCTTTGAGACTCTGATAAACCTTTTGTATCTTGATTAAGATATTTTTGAATTAATATATCATCTTCTAATCTTTGTTCTTCAGTTTGTTTTTTTTTCTTATTAACTTCAATTCTTTCAGCATATATTTTATCAGCATCTTTCTTTATAATATTAGCATATTCACCATATTTTTGTTTTATGCCTTCATAATTACCTTCACCTTTTGCTACTAATTCTTTTATTGCTTGGTCTACAGATTTTCCAGAATAAATTAATTTATCAATCATAGGACCTACTCTATTAGATTGCAATTGCTGAGCATAGTCATATACAGGTTTAAAGTCTTTGGTAATAGATTTACTATCTCCAATTTTATAATTTGTACTTAATTGCTGTGGAGTAATTCCTCTTTCTATAATCATATCTGCTATGTCTTCTTTTTTAAGAAGCTCATAGTTTCCATCTTTTAGTTGTACAGGATAATATCCAGACTTAGCTAATTTATCTTTATCAAATTTTTCATACTCTTCTTTAGTATAAAATTCTCCCTGTGGTCTTGCTATTCCTTTAATTGGTTTTACAGATTTTAAACTTTTAAGATAGTCTCCTGATTTAATAGCTTTATCAGATAGTTTAATTTCTTCTGTGGGTGTTGTTGATTCAGCTCTTCCTTGTACAACATCAGCATATCTAATATTTGTTGCAGCATCAGCAAGTTGTTCTTGATTAGCATTTGGATCATATTGTCCACTCTGTATTCTTCCTGTCACAGGACTTCTATAAATAACTTCTTCTGGTGCAGAGACCGTTTGTCTTGGTGACCCATACCATGTAACATCAGATGGCTGTTTATATTCTGGAACTGGTGATGAACCAGAAACACCAACAGCACCATATCCAGGTTTATTTAAGAGATCATCTACTTCTTCTACAATGTACCCATTATTGGTATAATTATTTATATCTTCATCAGAAGCATCTATTAACATACCCCCATCTTGAAACATTCTTGTATTACCACCAAATCTTTTTTGTTGCATTGCTGCAGAATAAATAGTATTTATGTTCTGAAGACTGGGCTCAATTATTTTAGTAAAAGCTTTTAATTGTTCAATTCTTGGATCTACTTGTTCTTCTTCTTTTCCTGGTTTCCAATCATCATTTTGCATGTCTTTGATGATTGTTGTTTTTACAACTGTTTTTTCACCAGGTGTTCTTGTCATACTTGATTCAAATCCAGGTATTGATTGATCTAAAGATCCTGCAAGAGGTCTACCAGAAAAGTTAGATATTCTTTTTTTAACATCTCCTACTGTATAGTAGCCTTTTTTATCTGCATCAAAAGTTTTATTTTGTTTGTATAAAGCATTTTGATTTATTCCAAATATTTTATTGGTACTTCCACTAGCACCTATTACAAAATTATCTGGCTTACCAATTGCAGCTGGGAGAAATGTAAACATGTATAAATCACCAATGTCTTTTGCCTTACCTGCTATTGGTTTATAAAATCTTTCTACATAATCTAACTGATCAATGGCAGACATGTTTTTTAAAGCCTCTACACTAGTGCCCATATTTCTTGCAGTGTTTGGCATAAACTGAATTAAGCCTGTTGCATTTGTGTAAGGATTAACTGCTCCTGGATTTAATCCAGATTCATGATTCATAATACCAATTAAATCATCTAATGACACTCCAAGATTATTAGCAACTTGTTGTGCTTTTGCTTGGAAGGCCGGATCTATTCCTGTTGTTTGTTTACCATTTTTTGCTTTTGTTAAACTTGGTACAGAAATATCTTCTACTATGTATCCGCCTTTTTTGTACTCTTCTATTTGATCATCATCAAGTTCTAGTTCAATAAACCCAGGAGATATATTTTTATAATTTTTTGCAAAGTATTCTGCATCTTCTGGTCTATCAAATCTTATTGCTTCATTAGATTCTGGGCCATAATCACCAAGAACTAATTGCCCATTTTCATCTTGAATTTGTGGTACAGCATAGTTATCCATACTTGCCATATAATGTGTACCTGTCATACCATTTCCAAAATCATATGGATTATCTGGAGCAACTATCATTCTTTGTGCAGCAGGATTACCAAACTCATTTGCATATGCAAGTCTTGCTTTCATCATTGCATTCATGGCATCAGTTTCCCCACCTGGTTGTTTTCTTATAAGATTACCTACAGAATGTCCATAACTTGCTTCTAGTAATTCTCCACCTTCTTGAAATATTTGTCCTATATTCCCTAATTTACTAACAACAGATTGTTTATTGTCAATATGCTTATTTATTCCAAGCTCTTTTATTTTAGCTATCTTAGCTTTATCTGATCCTGTTGCAAATATTTTGTCTTCAGATATTCCCGCAGCTCTTGCTCTCTCTATCATATCTGGTGTTACTTCAGCTCTAGCAGATATAATATACTTTTCATTTGGCATTGATTGTGCCATTTCTAAACCAGGTTCTGTGCTAAGTGTGTCATCAAAATCAAATGAAACTATCTCACCTCCTACTGCAAAGTATGGAGAGTTAGGATCAAAGATTTTATTCTTTACAGATTTTGATTTTTTAAATAACGGGTTTTTTGTAAATAATACATTCCTAGCCATTAAACTCCTAGAATATTTTTTAGGATATTTTTTACTGCCACCTTTCTTAGCTTGTGGTATTTCATATACCATATCTCCCTCAAACTGATATTCATTACCAGGAGTCATGTATTGCATGTTACCCAGATTATCTATACCTACTAGATCATCTTCTACTCCTTTCATAGTTATTCTTCCAGTAGGTGTTGGTACTGCTGTAGGAAGACCTGGGTAATCCCATTGTCCTCTCTCAGACATTATAAAGCCTTGAGTAAATCTTTTTAATTCATTTGGACCACCAGGTAATCCAGCTTTTTCATATTTCTTAAAAGACTTCTTCATTATCTTAATGACATTTCATTTTTACTATTTACAACCTTTAATATAAAGTTGATATCTCTTTCTTGTTCTGTAGCAAGTTTAGATAAAAATAAATAATTTAAGTAATGCCTAAACTTTTTTCTTTGAGTATCTAACTTAGCATAATTTAAGTTTGCGTTATTCAAAGTTTTAATATAACCATTTGGTTCTGTATTCCAAATAAATTGTTCAGAATAATTACCAAGAAGTTGTGTAGTTCCAGGAACAAGAGGTCCTGTTGGAGGATAATCTGATCCAATTGGAAATTCTCCTCTGTCTCTTGTAATATCCCAGTACTGATTAAACCTATACTTATTTTCTTCTTTTGAGAATAATATATCAAATGAAGATAAGTTAGATTGATTTAGTTTAGGATATTGCAATGAAAGTGTAATATTATTTTTTGGAAATATATTTAGATTTAAATATCCAGATACTTGTTCTGTGTTAGATATAACTGCTTGACTAAAGTTTGCATCAAGAACATGAAATTGATCTACACAGTTAAATTGTGAATATCTATAACACTCTAATGTATATTCTATTGATCTTACAATACTTGGAGCAGATCCTGTATTTATTGGATACTCTATTTCAAAAGGATATTGTTCACCATAAAAATTACAAAAATCACCACACACATTATTATGTTTCCAAATTGTATTTCCTTTTATTGTAAATACAGTTTCTTTAGAAGAGAACATAAGATCTGGATGCCAATCATGATAGCTAATAAATACTTGTAGTTTTGGATCATAACTTATAGTCCATGATGCATCAACAAAAACATTTGGATGTCCTAATGGATAATTTACTCCAAGATAATTAAACTTATTTGTTTCTGGATTATAAGATACTTTACCTATATCTTTTCTTAACTGATAATCTTTTTTAGTAAAATATAAAATAGATGATCTTGTATCATAACCTGCTTGAACACCAATACCAGCTACTGGATTATCTTGATATGGATAATCTGGAAAATCTTCTGTTAGCTTATATGGTAAAAATAAAGAAAACCACCACTTCAATCCATTTTGTGAAATTTCTTTTATACCATCACCATATGCAAAAAGTTTACCTTGATTCATTGATGCATAATATAATCCAGCTGGTGAGTATATTACTGATCTTGCATTTTGAGATGAACCATATTCAAATGGTGCATCAGCATTTACTGCAGACTGTGGGGGATTACTAAATAAACCACCATCTCCAATAGTTACTTTTTTACCAGATAAGGTTTGTAATGTATCAATACCTTGATAGAATAAAGGTCCTGTAGTTGGAAATGTAAATATCATACCCGTCATACCAACAGGTTTTACCGTAGTAATTCTATCATTAAACTGCACATAATTTAATGGTAAATAGATTAACCAGTTATTATCATAGGATTGATCATCTTGATACAATGAGTATAATGATCTATTTGGATAATATGTAAAACATAATTCTGCAACTTGAGGATCATAATTTGCACCTTGTGTTGATCCGGCAGAAAGATACTGTGTAAAAAACTTAGTAACACTTAATGAATAATCATAGTTATAGAAGTTACCCTTAGTAATTACTTCTGGATTCATATCAAATAACTGTCTTAAATCTGTATATTGATATGGCATGTATGGTTGTTGTGATTGTAAAGTTCCTTGTGATCTAAAGTCTACAAGCACATTACTCTCTACAAAGAAATCTCTTACACCAGAATTAGCTAAATACATGTATGAATCCTTAACAGATAAAAATCCTGGATAGTTTCCTTCCGTATCATTTTGTCTGTCATAGTTATCATTATCTAAATTATAATATCCTTTTGGCATTGGACCAGTACCAAATGTTGGTTGAGGAGTTAGTAAAGATATTATACCTGCAATTGTTGTTGCAATATTACCACCAGCAGCAATTGGATTTTCATCCTTACTGTATGGTGCAGTATTCATCCAATATCTTGCAGTAGGAATATTATTATATAATGCATAGTTCCAGATAGTTCCATTAGGTAAATTATATAACCAGTTGTAGAAGAATAACATTGTATTCTTTTCTGTAAATCTATTTATATAAGTATCTCCCCCAAATATGATTTGTGTTGGTAGTAATACTTTATGTATTACTTGTACGCCATTACAATTTGCAGATGTAAAAACTTCATTAACATCTCCATTAGGATTGGTAGGAGTTATTATATTATTAGGATCAAATCTTTGTTCACATGTTGTTGCAACAACTTGTTTTATACTATCAATTCTACCATATTGATTTTGCACATTATATTTTAATCCAACATAATGACTTGCTATATTTCCTAAGAATTGTTTAAATAATGATTCATTTTTAAAACTCATATCAAAGCTTGGAACATCAGTTGCTTTACCAAGATTAATTAATGAGTTATCTTCTTGAAAACCAATTTGCTGTGTTGATCCAACATATGTACCAACTAACTGCGGTCCTATTGTTGGAGCAATGGTAGGTGCTGTGTATGTTGTATTTGGGGCAGAAGTTCTAATAAAGACTGTCTTAGGTCTAGAAAGATTATTTATTGTAAATCTTTGAAAATTACCAAATCCATTTAAATAATCTGGAACCTCTTGATTTCTATCACTAAGATAAAATCCGTTTTCAATTTTAAATCTTTTTAAGAAATTAGTATTAGGCGCAACAAATCTTGCATAGAATCCATGTGCTAATGATTGTAATGCATATTGTCTAAATGGTAAGAATGCTTGTATAACTCTTAGTGTTGTATTAAATCCTTCTGAGAAATAATATGGTAACTGTACGCCAATATTTATTGCACTTGTTGCAAAAACACCAAGCCCTAAATTATTTAAAATAGTTGATGTATTATAATCTGTTATAAGTGTTGTTGGTGGATAGAGGCCAATATTTGCATATGACTGTGCTGTTGTTTCAAAAATTTCTTCAAGTGTTAAAGTTGCTGGGTTACCAGGTCCGGTTATTGCACCAGAAATTTGTTGCGCTGCACTACTAAAATAATTATTAAGTTGTGTATAAAAGTTAAACGCATTACTTGCAGCTGCATTTACTGTAAAAAGATCTAAATCACCTGGTGGTGGATTTGGTGGTGATAAGTTATTACCATTACCACCTACAATATTCCAATAATCATATTTTTGATATGGTACTTGAAAATCTGGAAGAGCTGGTGATGATATCTGTTTCTTACCCAATAAGTTTAATAAAGCATTTCCAAGACCAGCTATAATTGCAATATAAACCGCAGCATTACTCATCAACTGATTTTCAGGATGTTTATCTGGTATTACAAAAGAATGCACTGAGTTACCTTCTAAACTTCCATAAATTTTTAATTCAGTTTGGTTTATAAAAGGATTTCTAAAGCTAGTATCTGGAGATGTAAATGTAAGAAGGTTTTTTGGTATACCTTGATTTACAAATGTCTCATTTCCATCTTTATCTATAGTGGTTGTTTTAATAAAAGGATCATTATAGTAATAATCATGATCTCCAATATTTGCAGTATTATCTAATGGTAATGAACAGTTAAATGGATAGTTTGCATACAATCCCGTTCTATTACCTTTTGATTGACCTTGTATAGGATAAGTCCTAAAGTTATTAATCATCCCTTTAGCAACTATACTAAGATTACCTTCTCTTGAACCCCTTAGTATTTCATATCCAACTATATTAGGAATGTCATTACCGTCATTATCTTTTGGGTAGATTATATTATTAAACTCTACACCCATTATTCTAATAAACTTTTTACCATCAGAAGCATTAGCATTTTCTACTCTGAAGTGATATGTATCAGGTGTTAATGCATTATCTGGAAACTTGTGATGTCTAATAGGTTTGGCACAAAGATCATATCTTGGATCTTTAGTAGCTGTCCAACACTGTGAACTTGAATTCCATATGTTAGGTTGGTTATCTGGATATATTTCTGTAGATTGCCAGTATCCCATTTTACCTTTAGCTAATACAACTCCTCCATCAGGTAATACTGGATAGTTAGGAAAGTATGTATCTGTCTGCCAAGCTGTATTTACAGTTTCAAATAATAATGTGTTATCTACAAAACTATTCTTATCTGTATATGAATCAGCATCTTTTGTATTTGCAGGAACATTATCTGGATTTGGTGTTGGATAATTTTCTTCTGGTCTTCCAGGAATATGATAAGATGCAGATTTATCTCCAGTATTGTATACCCATCTAATAAAGAAAGCATATACTTCATCTCTAAGATACCCTACTTTAGATCCACCATTAATGTAATAGTCTTCAGGATATTCAACTGATACCCATTTAGTATTTATTAAGTTAGCAAGTGGCTGATAATTAAAATCAAATTTAGATGTAGGAGCAATTCTAAGTAAGTACTGTCCAACATTAACTATCTGATCTGATTTCTCATATACCGGATTTAATAATGGTATAGCTGATGTTGGTACAGTTATTAATGTCTGTGGTATATCATCTAATAAGATTGATGTTTCAGAAGTAGAATAATAACCAATCTGTTTTGCTTGAACATTTTCATTAATTGATCTAACTATTACTAATTCAAATTGCTCAAAGTTTTCAGTATCTAAATCTAATGTTAATAGTAATGATCCTTGTGAAATATCATTAGGATTATATATTGGTTGAAGATTACTTGGAGAAAAATAATTAGTTACATTTTGACCCTTAATAGAATATGCTATAACAGCAAAGTAAGTTCCATTTTCTAATGTACCTGTACCAGGTGCAATTGAAAGTTGAACACATGGTGTTTGTACTAATGATGCTAGTCTTATTTTGTCACAATCTAAAAAGTTTAAATCTGTACATATTTTACAATCTTCAGGTGGACATTTTTGTTCCCATGCAGTAATTGGCCAAAGCATAGTTCCTGTAGAAGAAATATATGTATTATAATTTGCACCTGCTGTAGCTTGGTTAGAACCACCCCATTGAAAAGATGAATCTGGCCATGTTCTTGGATCTCCAATGTTTAAGTATCTATCTGGATTTCTACCATCAGCCCAATAGACTTCCCACTTACAATCTCCTTTTTGTCTAGAAGCTCCAGTAATTAAATTGTATGGACTAAAATTTAAACATGGTGCAGAAACAATTGGTCTATATAAACAAGATTCTTCTTCATATAAACCAATCTCAGAATTTAATGGTTTGCCATTTACTGTTGCTACAGTGAATATAATCCACTTGTCTGCATATAAATGTATAATACCAATGATAGCTTTATCACCCTGCATAGTCTCTCCACTTGTTCCGCAGAGATAGTTTGAGTCTTCATTAGATAAAGTACCTAGGTTACCCTCATCAGTATTATTGACCATGTTTCTTGCATGTGTCCATAGTCCAGATGTTACAAATGATGGGTCAGTATCTTTATTTAGACCTTTGGAGAAACTATTTGTAATATTCTGAGTAGTATTTTGAAGACCTTTATTAGCCATTATATTATTCTATTGCCGGTTAAGTTTCTATAGTATGCTGCATTAGGAGAATAACTTTCAAACATATAGTAATACTTACCATACATTGCTTTTCTATTTGTCCACCACATCTTCTCAAGTTCTTTAAAGTTTGGTGTATTGACAACACTTAATGCTTGATTTCTAGCTGCTCTTAATCTTTGTTCAATTAACTGCATTCTTTGTGCTACATCCTCACCATTAAGATATAGGTTTTCAAGTATTCTAGATTTTAAAGCATATTCATAATATTCATTTATTAGATCATGATCTGGAACCATTAAGTATCCTTGATCATTTACCATTTCACCTTGATAATTTAAATATACCTTACCAGTTTCAAATGTTGTAAATAGAAAGCCGCCTTTTATCCAACCTTGGTTTGCAGTATTAAAATAAAGATTTGGACAGTCACATTCTATTTCTTGACTAGCCTTCATTCTTAATGGTAATAAATCTGTGTAAACTCTAGTAGCTCCGGAATTATTCATCACTTGAACTAGTTCCCATTTTTCACCTTTACAGTTCATAAAAACTCTAGGTGCAATACAAGTATCACCATAGGGATTATTTGGATCATATTCTGTAGGTATTGGATCTACTATAGGGAAATTAAGATCACATGCTGCAGTTTTGTTACATGGATTAGAATTACATGTTCTGCAGTTAACTGTTGGTGGTGCACACACATCTGTAGTAGATGGAGTTTCTTGATATCTTACTTCTTGTATATTGGTTCCTGCAGACATTGGTCCATATCCAACTTGTTGAACATAGTTACCACACACCAATGCAAAGTTAAATACATAAAAATCATCTGGTAGTTTTACCTTACCATGACATACATCTAGAATAACTTCTTTAGTTTGATTTACTCTTAGACCAAGATCATAATTTAATTTTTTAACCAGCTTAATTAATTGCTGGGGCTCTATCATATTTTCTAGAGCAAAGGTGTTTAAATCAACTGTTACATCTTCTAACAATTGATCAAAGGTTCTATATCTAAGAGTATAATTAAAATCCATTATCTAAGTATATTTTGACCATCATCAGGACCATCTGTTGGAACCTGCATAGTCATAGTTAATTCTTTAATTACAAATTGCTCTACCTCAGAAAACAAATACTCTGGAATAGTTAATAATTTATCTTGTGCTATCTCACACTCTTGAGCAGGATCACATGGATCTGTTACTCCTTGAAATATAGCTTCCATTCTAATTGCTTCCCAATCTATATTAGGTGAATATAGATAGCCATTTAAATACCAGAAATATTTTCTTGTATTATACTTAAATGTAGTAGTCCTTGTCATAGATACCCATGTACCGGGATCTGTTCTAAACATTTCTATACTACCATCTATTGAAGATACTGTGCGTATAACTGGACCAAATGTACCTTCTAGAATAGTAGGTAATTTATCTTTTGTTCTTTTAAAATAACATCCAGAATAAACTCCAAGACATCCGGCTTCTACTTTATCTACATCTATGAGCTCTACATATGGTAACACTTGGAATATAGAGCTGATCTTCATTAGCTTAAATTGATTATCTTCTCTTTTTAAAAGAGTCTGACCATATTTAATTAGGGAGCTATAGATTACTCTATCAGTTAAAAAAGAATCTTCTTTAACTGCTTTTAAAGTATTTCTAACCCGTGATATTGCTTCACCTATAGTTGTCATAGTTCAAATTCATTATATTGTTTTAAGTCTTCTCTAAGCTTCTTTTGCATAGAGTTGACTAAAAAATTCTTAGTATGGTTAAGTTTTATTCTTGCTGTTGGTTCAACTACAACATATATATTCCAATTCTCAGGATACATTTTGGCAACTGATCTTTTAAATTCTCTACAAGCTGTAAATCCCCAAAACTCTCTATTTTTCATTTTATGCTTTAACGCATAACTTGTAAAAAATATCTTTGCTAGTTTACCATCTGTCTCCCAATTCTTATTTGATACAGATACACCATACTTCTTTGACTTTGCAAAATCTGTATTTTGTTTTTTTGGAGCTTGACATGTGCCAATAAATATCCAACCTATTTGTTCAGGTAGTTGAACACCATCCCTTGTATCAATAACTGTTTGATAAAATGTATTATTAAAATGCTTAATAATCTTTCTCAAGTCTTTATCATCCATGTGTTTATACTTGGGATACTTCTTTTTAAAACTTTCAAAGAACTTCTTGTTCATAACGGTATGTACTTCAGGTCTATACCTTGGTGCCTTTAAATCAGGACTTTTAAATTCCTTCATACTATACTATTTAATATACTAAAAATAAATGACTTTAACAAATATAGGAATAAAAGCAAAACCCCTGCGAGTGCAGAGGTTCTACCAGTTGTTACAGAAACCAACAAACTGCAACTTTATATTTGTTCAACCATCATTTGTGCTTGTAATAACCAAGCTGCAGATGTGGCATCTTTTGTTTTAAATTTTAAACTAACTGTTTCACCAGCGTTTAATGTAATATAATAAAAGAAAGAAACATTAGAGGGAATTTGACCATTTAAAAATCTAAACTCTACTGGTGTTCCTGCTGTTGTTAAAACTCGATCAGGAGGTGATGAACTTCTATTTACAGTATCTGTAGCATTTGGTCCATCCATTAGTGATCCAGATAATAAAGTTGTTCCTAAACTTTGATACATTACTGTATCAATAAACCCTACAGTTTTTATAATTGCTCCGTCTACCCAGTTTGCAATATTAGAACTATTTGCAGTAGCAGGTAATGTGATTGTATTATAAGAAACCCATACTTTATAATTCTTTGCAGCAGGTCCAGCATTAGTATATGATAATGCTGAATAGTTTACATTTGGAAAACTATAAACTCCAGGTGTTGCAGCAGTATTAATATTTATTGTTTCTACATTGTCATCATAGAAAAATTCTTTTGCTGTTGCGTTTACAGTATATGTAGTTGTATTACCTACTGTAGATGAAGTAATATTAATTCCTGTTCCTGATTCAAGTTGTACAACTGGTAATTGTGTAGGATCAAAACAAATTGTATATGTAGTCACTCCTGTTATTGGATCAGTAACTGAAGTTATATCTAAATACTCATTTGTATTACATACCTCTACAACAGATCCTAAGTCTGGACCAGTAATATACTCACAGAAAAAACTAATAATTGCATTAATAGCATCTGCTAAATTTGTATTAGTATCAACAACAACTTGTTGTATACATTCAATTGGTAATCCACTATATACAACACATTCTGCATCAAATACCTCAGAACATGCAATTGGATCAGGACATCCTGCTGGAGTAGGACATGGTGCTGGAGATATTAGTGCAGTATCAGAACATCCACATTTTTTACATCCACAATTTGTACAAGTATTATGAGCCATAGTTTAAATTATTAAGGACAAACAATTGGTGTTGGTATATCTGTAGTACAAGGATCAATATATGCTACTAAGCCATCTAATGTAATTCTAAATCCACCAACTTGTTGTTCATCATTTGCATCACATGAGAATGGATATGTTTGAGTTGAACTAAAATTCATATTTAATCCAACAATACCTGCAGCTCCATTACTATCTATATTAGTTCCAAGACCAGCAAAGTTTGTTACAAAGCTTCCTGATTTAACATTAGAAACTATATAGTTTAGATGGGATGTGCTAAAAGCTCCCGTTCCAGAAAATGCATTTTGTTCTGCATTTTTTGGTAATATAAGGGATAGCGTTTTTGTAGTAGATATTGATATTGTAAATAATGCTGATAGTACTGAACTTGTAACAGGTGCATTATCAATTTCTATTGGTCTTGTTGCTGTTAAAAAGTTTGTAGAATAGTTATTATCAAACTGCTCACCCACTGCCATTATACTTGTAGGAATAACAGAATTAGCTTGATTAAAAGTAATTGTTCCAGAAGTTGATGCAACTACAGATCCAGGTCCAACTGAAGCAGGTGCTACATTGGTTGATAAATAATAAGTATCAATATCTGGAGCAAAACTTAATTGCCATAATAATGGTGCTCCTGTTCCATCATCTATTGGAATAGTAATTAGACCTCTAAAATGCACAGCATTACCTATTCTTCTTGCTTGTGGTCTTAGAGATTCTGTGTATGTTCCTGTATAATATCCAAAACCATCTAGATCTACCCATCCAGTATCAAGGATTTTAGAAGATACTACATATGCAGGCCCACCAGTTACCGTTGTAGCTATTGTGCTTGTAGTAGCTCCCGTAACTGTTACTGTTGTACCATTGTATATATCACATAATACAATCCATAAATTATTAATAACATCTGCAATTGTACTTGATGGTTGTATCCAAGTGGGATATTGTACAGCATATGTAGCAGCAGGATTTACTTTTGTAAAATCTGTACCCGCAATACACTGAGCAGTTACTGCACTTAGTAAAGATGCAGTTGATCCAGTTGCAGCATAGAAGCCACACCAAACATCATTTATAAACTCTTCTAGTACTACATCTATTCCATATGAGTTTCCAGAAATAAGTGAGTTAATAGGACAGTTTATTGTAAATGATGGTAATGTAAATACAGGTGGAGGAGTTGTTTCTAATGTAGTTACTCTAATGTCTAGATCATTAATCTGTAAATTAATTGTGGCTATCTGTGTAATAAGGTCACAGATTTTAGTACCCATTGCCTGAGCATATTCTGCAACAGACATTACAGTAGTAGAACCAACTACAAAACATGGAGCTACAGTCACTAAAGTATTAGCTGTAGTATCTCTTACAGTTCCTGCTGGAGTTGCTGCTTCTGTTGTTTGTGTAGTTTGTAATGCACAAATCTTTTCAATTAAAAACTGAATTAATTCTTGAAAATTATTTGGTGCACAACTTGAAAGATTAAAACAAGATAAATCATATCCATTAACATCTAGTATATCTAATATATTACAAAGCTCAGTTGCAAGCCTATGAATTACATTAGATACAGTGTCTCCAGTACATAATTTTATACAAGGAATATCTGGACCTTGCCATATCACACAGTTACTTGATATTGGACTACAAGGGCTATTATCTAGATTTAGAGGTTTCATATCTATAATATACTAATTATTATTGAGAATTACAAGTGGTTGATGGAGGTGTACAATTACATGGCGCATAACCACAAGATGGAGTACTTGGGCAACAAGGATTAATTACTGTACAAGCATAGTTAGGATCTTTTAAAGCATCCATATCTACAAGCTCTTTTTTAATTAACCACTTATCTGTATCTTCTGGACAACAGTCTGATATACCATATCTTAAGTATAGTACTTGTTTGTAATATACTTCTGCTGATTTACATGTTATCTTTTCATATTTTTCAATGGTACATGCTGGTGTATTATATCCTGGTTGTACACTTCTTCTTGGATAAATAACTGGTGGACAAGACCAAGTATCTTGTTGTGTATCTTCTGTACAATTACCATAAGTTTCTATATAGTCTGTTTCAGGATAATAAACATCCCAAACTCTCATACAGAATTTTTCAGACTGCACTCCTGGAGCAAGTGTAAATGTTTGTACTATTAAATTACAATCAAAATAACCATATGTTTTAGATGTAGTACTATCATTTCTTACAGTAGTACAAATGCAAGGATATGTAAGTAAACACTCTGTACAGTTTGTATAATCTGTTACAACAGTTACTATGCCTGCATCTGTAGGATCATTTGTTTGTTGTACTGTCCAACAGGTTTCAGGACAATACTTAATTTTTACAACAGATCCTATATATTGACTTAAATCTGAATATGTAATAATTGGATCTTTAAATCCTGTACAGTCAAAAAGTTTATAATACTCTCTTGCACATGCAATACAATCTGTGTAAGCTGCAGTAACTGTAACTATTGTATCAGAGGGTATATCTTGTATCTCTTCTATATACCAACATCCTGGACAATCTCCTCTTAGAATAACTTGCCCTACAAAAGGACTTAAATCTGAACTTGTATAAACTATTGTATTTGGATCATCACAATTTGTAAGTTTATATTTACTTGGATTTTTACAAGTAGGGCAATCTTCATATGATTGAACTACAACAACATCTATTGCACACTCACAATTTGCAGTTGAATTAACTATCCAACATGTATCAGGATAATTCTCAATCTTTACTATTTGACCAAGTATTGCATATAATCCTAATGATAGTTTGTTAGTAACAATAGGGTCTTGAATAGAATCACAGTCTACTAACTCATAACACTCATCTGGACAATTACCATTTACACATGGTCCTATATTTACAATATTAATTGGACTAGGAAATTCATTATTTATTATTGCAGGATAAGTAGAAGAACATGATATTTGTTCTAATGTACCAGTAAGTGGTCCCGTAGTCTGAACATTACCATCACAGTCTATATATAAGCAATTCTTAGAATTTGCTATTACATTATAGCAATTACAAGGACACTCACAATCTTCTATATAAGTTAAAGTTTCTGTGGTTGAATTACAGAATAAATTTCCTCCAGGAAAGAGTGCTACCTGAAAACATGTTGCTGGCAAATCACTTCCTACAAGTACTACTGATTGACCGACATAAGCTGATAAATCTTGAGTAGTAGTAAATGGTTGAATGCTACCATCACATGAAACTAATAAATAACAAGGATCACATTCTGCACATTCTCCAAATAGTACTCTACAATCTGTATATCCAGGACCAGTTTGAGTCATCCAATTAGAGCCCATATTTGGATATGCAGAACCATCTCCTACTACTTGTGTAGCAAGATAACATTGTCCTGATATTAATCCATAATAATCTCCATGAATTCCTGCAACATCATAGACTAATTGCTGTGGAAAAGCAAAACCATATATTGGTGCATTAGTTGCAATAGGTGTTTGAAAGTACAATACCTCCCCTGTGCAACATGATTCAAGTCTATAATAATAAGGAGCAGACATTAATTAGTGTATTTTTGTAGATTATCTTTTTTCTTATTTAACTTAAGCTGTGCTTCATATTTTCCTAAACAATTAGAACATACTTGTTGTCCATTTGATGCTGTTCTTTTCTGGCATCCACATGACATCTTAGCTTTACAGTTTGGGCACATTGCCATAATTATTGGTTTTTAGTTAGTTTAACAATTTGTACAAGACAATTTATTTAAAAGCTTTAAAGCATAGTTATACAATGCCATTCCTTTCTGTGGCTCATGACAAAACTCTACTTTTGATTTTGCAGCTTGAAGATACATAAATATTAATCTAAGTGTTTCAAGCGTCTGTTGAACTTTAAATGGTGGCTCACATGCTGCTACATCAACATCACAAAGTATTTTGTAATATTTATTTAGTGCATAAGTCACCCTTAAATGATTATACTCTACATATACTGTCTCATTTGGAGATACACTATATTTTATAATATATATACCATCCGGTAAATTATAATATTGTGTACCGCAATCTACAGTTTGTAATTGTAAATCACAAGCAGTTATGGTAGCAGATCCTGTTGTATAGAAATCTGTAGCATCTATTTGATTAGAATACCCAAAACCTGGAACAGTAATATTCAAGGTAGGACATACTACAGGTATTGCAGGATTTGCTGTTTGGTATATACTTGTGTCAAGTAATTTAAGAACACATTCATTCATTACTTGAGGCACCTCTAAACTTAATACATGATTTGCCATAACTTTATTTTAATAAAAAGGGAGAGGAGTATAAACTCTCTCTCCCCATATTTATTTATTAACCTTTAACTATTAGATACCGCACTGAGCTGGAAGAGCTGGGAACTCAATAGATGAGCAAGTAGACTCACAACCAAATGTTTCAATCTCACAAACTCCACAGTTATCTAACCAATCAGTAGTAGCAGTAACAAATGTAGCACCACTTAAAGCAGAAGTAAATACTACTTGTAGTAAGTACTGATCATTATCAAATGTACCAGTAGGATTGTTAAATCTTGGAACACTGTGTTGTAAGAAAACATTATAGTAAAGTGCTTGTCTGTTAACAGCATTTACAATTTGGTTACCTTGTGTAATCTCCCGGATTCTGAAGTCAGAAGAGAAGAAGTTTTGTCTGTAAGATTCTGAAAGAATTACATCTCTAAGAATTGTTTCTCCAAGACCATTAGCTTGGCTACCAAGACACTCATTAACTACACAAAGACCTTCAAACTGACATGGATCACCATTAAGATCTACTTCACTTGGATATAGATTAATTGGTTGTTTCTCATAGAAGTCTGAAATTTGGAAAGTACAATCTCCAAATCTTGTATCTACATAAGCACCATTAAGAATTAAACCTGCACAAGCACCAGCAGTATGTCCTGGAGATACATAGTTATTCCAAGTATCAGCACCAACTGAAGCTAAGAAAGTAGCATCTGTTCCTGGAGCATACCAGATAACACCTGCCTCATCCTGAATAGCAATTTGGAAGAATGGAGATACAATTGGAGAGTTTAATAGATCATTAGCCCAAAGGATCATTACTTCAGTAGAATCTACTGGAGTTGGAGCAATAGCTCCTGCTGGACAACATCCTGTATAAGCAGATGCAGTATAGTATGCATTGTGATCTAAGAATCTTAGAGCAGGAGATCCTTTAACATCTAAACGAAGATAATAAGTCTCACCACATAAGAACTCTTTACAGCAGTTAGTACCAGAGATAACTGGAGCAATTGCAGGAGTAACAGTATTAATAGTATATACTGAAGGTGTTGTTACTGGAAGAGTAGTATCACCATTATCTATATTTACTGTATCACCAACTTCATAACCTTTACCAAGACTAGCAATACCAACTACAGTTGGTACACCACCACCACTAATATTAATAATTAAAGTTAAACCAGTACCTGTACCAGTAACTGTAGTTGTTCCAACTACAATACTAGTTGAAGGAGCTGGATCATAACCAGTACCACCTACAGCAGTACCAGTCAAAACACCACCACCTGCACTAGCATAAGTAGAACCAACGTGTACTACATTGTTAGTAGGAGTACAAGGCTCTACATCATAAAATCTAGATACATATCTAGGATTAACTACTTTAGACTTGTTAGTCTCTTGGTATCCACCAATGAATGGGCTAACTTTATCTTTACAGTAGATAGTAGATCCAGCAAGATAAAGAGGACAACACTCAGAAGCAGTACTAGGAACAACTGATAGATTAGTTTTAGGATCAAACCAACCAACATAGTTATTCTCAAGACTTCCAAATGAAGTAGTTGCTGCAGCAGCCAACTGATTTAATGCATAAGTTGGGCGACTTGCAGTTGATAAAAATCCACCAGTTGCACTAGCATTACCTAATGATCCACCTGATGGGTTAGTAATAGCTACAGGACCAATAGTAGCTCCTGTTGCTAAAAACGTTTTTCTAAACGCGTGATTAAAATAAGCCATTTTTTTATAATTTAATTAAACAAACAATATACTATAATATAGTAAAAAATTTTATAATAGCAAAAAAGTAGTTAGAAAATTATCCAGCTACTTCTGCCATATCATTATCAAGTAATCTTAAAGCTAATGGATCTGTACCAAATGTTTTAAGCTTATCCATCCAAGTTTGCATTTTATCATGCTCTTCTACTTGTTCTTTTAAGTAACCTAAACATAACTCATAAAGAATATGATCTTTATTTGACATTGCAAAGTCTGCCATTTTTTTGATTTGAGTTGATACTTCAATCTCATGCTCATAAGATAATCTAACAATCTCTGGAAGACTACCTGAGTAATCTTGCTGAGGTTGGTCTAATCTTGGAGTTAGTGGTTGTACACCAAATGATAATAAGTATTTGCGTGCAATATCTGCATGAGTAAGTTCTTCATCTGAATACTTTCTCCATAAAGCAGCAGCACCTTTAAAACCTTTTTCATCTAACCACATTGTCATTGACATATAGATTCTTGAAGAATATTCTTCTTGTTGAATTCTATAATTTAAATAATCAACTGCATTCTCAGTAATGAGTGGGTTCATTGTAGCTACATCTGGAACTTCTTTTGAAGCACCTGAGCTTGGTTTATCAATACTAGGAATTCCTGTAGTTGCAGGTAATTTTACTACACTAGTATCTAATCTTTTTAGTAATCTCTTTTGTTCCATTTTTTATTAATTGTTTCTTTCAGCAGTTTCTGTACCTCTAGAGAATTGGTTTCCAGATTCAATATCTCCAGCTATAATGCTCACTGCCTCATCTATTATTACTTCTATTATATCATCTTTAAATTCACACTCTACATTTGTAGTAGATTGAACTCCTGTATATGGATCAACACAACCTTGTATCTGTATCTTTCTAGGTTGTCTGTAATATGTAAGATCTACTTCAGAGATATTAAAGTCATTATTAGTGTAGACATTTATTCTATCATCTATAAGTGTAGCAAATGTTTCTGCCCATTCAAAACTTGGTTGTTTTAATTTATCTCTTAAAAGTACAGATACATTACCTTCTTCCGCTAAATAAACTACCATTCTTCTTTTATCACAGCAATCTCTTTGAGCATATACATCTACTCTTTTCCATTGTAAATAATCCTGCGGAATACTTAAGAAAGAATAGTCTCCTTTATCTGTTATACCACTAAGAACTGTTTTATATAGAAGAACTTGTAAGTCATCCTTTCTCCGGGTAGATTGCTCATCTCCCTCTTTAACAATATTAATACCATGCAACTGTCTTCTAGACCATTCTACTTGGGCTTTATTAAATGCCTCAACCACCTGCCAACATTCTATGTTGTCGTAGTCTTGGCTGTCAAGCTTATTGAGCCGCTGCTTAATCTTTACAGTTATAGTACTATTTAACATTATAATTATTTCTTACGCATTTTACTTAATGTAATTGCAAGTCTTGCTCTTTGTCCAAGTTTACCACCCTTTTTTGCAGCAGCTGCTAATTTAGCTTTAGGAATTTTTTCACCTTTTTTAACACCAAGAGATGCTCTTAATGCCCCAGGTTTTTTAATAGCTCCCTGTATCCAACCACCTTTTTTAGCACTAAATACTTCAGGTTTTGATTCTTGAGGCTCTACATTCATTGTAGGTTTATTAACACCTCTCAAAACTCCTTTAAGTGTTCTTGTTTCCTTAGCTCTTTCAGGCTCACCATAATTCTTTTTAACTACTGTTTTGTAATTACCATCTGGAGAGTAAAATTTCATCTTTGCTTCTTTTGGTGCTTTACTACTTAAAGCTCCTCCATCATCAAACTTAGTTCTTGCAGGTTCTCTTTTACCAATAGGAGTATAACCTTGATCTTTAGCAGATCTAATCTTACCAGGATATCCTCTCTGTACTTTTACAGTAGATCCAAACTTTGCGGTAGTCTTTTTAGTTGCCATGACTTTACTTTTTAACTTTACCTTTTTCTCTACACTTACACATGGTTACTTCTTTTTAACAGAACCACCTTTTTTCTGATAACCCATTTTATTTCTTACAGCAGTAGGTAACTTAGATAAACCAGTATTGCTAGAAGGTACAGGTTTAAGTACACCACCTTTTTGCATTTTTTTCATAGTACCACCTTTCTTCATAGTAGGATTAGTTCCCATCTGATTTTTAGAAATATCTGTGTTACCATTAGTAGGGCGCATAGGTAAGCCATTTAATGGAATACCATAGTTATAGTCTGTAGCTCCACCTTTAGCCATCTTCTTTACTTTCTTAACAGGGCCACCAGCTTTCATTTTGCCGCAACCCATTTTACAAGTCTTCATAGTTTTCATAATTATATATAATAAATTAACAATTCCACTTTCTTAAAGAAAGAGCTTTTCTAGTTGGTCTTCCTTTTTCATCTTTCATTGGTCCTGGCATTCCAGACATTCTAGCACAAAAACTTTTACGTCTTTTAGCATCCTTACTTCCAGGTTTTAGTTTTGATGGTTTAGTAGTTACAGCTGTCTGAAGTTTACTTCCTGGATTAGCTGCTCTATAACTAGCCACACCTTTAGCATTAAGACCACCTTCTGGATTCTTACCTTCTGATCTTTGCCAAGCAGGAGTAGAACCACCTTTTTTCATTTTATGGTCTGAGTCTCTCATAATAGAACCATCAGGCATTCTATGATAACCTTGTGGTATCTTACCAGCTTTCTTCATTGAGATAGCTATTGCTGCTTGTTGTGCTCTACTTTTTGCCATTACTCTTTTTCTTGCCTTTATACTTATAATCAGGGTTATCTTTATGCCATTTCTTTGTAGCAGCTACACCCTGCGCAACTGTTTTGGCTCTACCTATTTTAGTAAGATCAATAGTATCCCACTGCCCTTTATCTTTGGTAGGATGATTAACCATTATGTTTCCAATCTTACCTTCACCTTTTTTTGTAGTCTTTTTATAGACCACATGTTTTTCTCCACCAGCTGTAACCTTTACTTTAGCTGTCTTTTTCATTTTTATGAAATTGGAAATACATTTGTGCTATCAGTAGAATCCACAGCAATAAATCCTTTATGCTTTACAGCAAAGATGTATAGTGGTGGGTATACTACTGAATACAATGGAGCTCTTAAAGTAAGAGTACTCCAGTTATCTTCATAACCTGCTGCAACTAAAGCTGCCTCAGCTTCTGCTTCTGTCATCTCTAGTGGCATGTCAATTACTAAGTCATCAAGATATGGAGAAGGCATTCCAGTAACCATTGTATTACCTCTGTCATCTACCATAACAATATAAGATGGATACTTCATGTCACCCTTAAAGATAACCTGCATAACAAGCATTTCTTTACCAGTAATTGCTTGGTAAAGTTGCGCCATTAAAGATTCTTTTTTCATTGCATCACATGCTGCTTGCAACATCTGATCAAAGTTTAATTTTTCCATTTTATATTTTTTTACCAGCTGCTATGCTGTTAAATTCTTTAGCTTTTTCAGCAGCCATCTTCTTTACATCTGCCATTAACTTAGCATTCTTCTGAATCTCAGACGCTCTTTGTAATGTAGACATAGCAGATTCAACTTCCCATTTTCTCATTTCTGCTTTGTTACCACCAAAAATGGAAATACCAACTGAAGAATTTGCTTTCTTAGCTGGTGTGGATTTTTTAGTTGTTGTTCTTTTAATTGCCATAACTATCTAAATCTTGATGCCTTTTGGGCTATACCCTTGGGCTGTTTAACAAATTGTTTTCCTTTACTATTACCTTTAGCTTTAGCTTTATTTGTTGCAGCTTTTTCTCCTGCAGATAAAGAACCCCATGCTGCTTCAGGTAAATATCTTTTCTTACCTTTTGACTTTACCTCTTTAGCTGATCCTTTTTTCTTATTAGCATAAGTTCCAGAAGTCATCCACTTTTGTGCTGACCAATCTCTTAAACTTTGCTGAGGATCTTTAGCCATTACTTTTTAGTTTTATAGCCACCACCTTTTGCTTTATATTCTTTAGCTAAAAGTTGTGCTTTTCTTGCAGACCATTCTCCTGGATCTCCACCTTTAGTACCAGCTTTAATTCTTTCAAATAAAGATTTGCGCATGCCAGGCTTAGTGTAAACACCAGCCTGGTTAACGCGACTTTTAGTAGTAGATTTCTTTAGTGCCATTATTATTTCTTTTTAGCACCACCTTTTTTCATCATGCCTGGTCTCATAGAAGTACCATACATAGCTTTAGGAACTGCAGTTTTAGGAGCTTTAGAAGTTCCACCTGAACGTCCTTTAGCTACTTTAGATGCAGAAACTTTAGCATTCTCTCCAGAGATTACACCTTTAGAGCCAGCTACTTTTAATGCAGATACACTTTTATTAGCATTAGTCATTCCACCAGTTTTCATTTTTTTACCAGCTGTAGTACCTGCCGCACCTCCAGCAAGTTTACCAGCTTCATAACCATAGTTAATAGCTGCTGTTCCTTTTTTAGATTTTTTCTTTGGAGTATTCATTTTATATAATTTTTAAGAGTTCCATAATTTTTCAACAGAAGCTGTAACATCTTTAAGAATATCTTCATTTAAAGGGTTCTTAAAGTACTCTACAACATCTGATACATTTCTACCAAGTAAGCTATTAGACTTAGCATGATAAATATGACCATCTGCCTTACTTATAATATACTTAAAAAATACGGAATCTCTAACAATTGATTTAATTTTTAGTGTTTCCATATCCATATTTACTGCATCAATGAAAGATTTAGCTGCTCTTTCTTTATTAGTCTCACCACCCTCTCCATTAATATACATATCCATGTTCTCATAGATAATATCATTTGGTGTTGATTTTCTGTACTGTGTACTGTTAATATCAACAACTTTTGCAATGTAGAACAGTTTAGTACTATTTTTATCAAATAATTTCTGAAGTTCAGAAAGTGCTTTGTTACGCATTTTCTTGTATTCAGTTCTTACCATTACAGTTTCTTCTTCTTTATCTAGATAAAACTTTGGTGGTTTTGCTTTTGATCTTGCATCTTCATAGCTCTTTGCAATAATTGAAAATGCACCAGCTTCAATAGCATAAATTTTAATTCTATCAAAAGGATCTTTTGGATCTAAAAATACTGGCTCATTACCACATTTAATATCTATCTTATTCCAGAAGTCTTTGTTATCCGGTTTAAGTAGTTTTACTTTATTCCAAAAATCTTTATCCTCAATATCTAAAACATTAGCTGCTAAATCTTTTTCTAGTTCTGCAACTGCTGTTCTTATTTCTCTAATTTTTGCTGCTCTATCATCATTTGGTAGAACTTTAATTTCTGGAGCAAATTCATTTAGTCCAGTAATATATCTTGTTACACCATTAACTTCAAGACAAGCTAACTGTTCTTGGTGTTTTACACCATCAAACAATACTTGTCCATATGTTTCTAATCCCATGTTTGACATTCTGCTGTCAAAGTATGGTCTAATAGCAATAGCTGTTTTTCTTGCGGTGGCAGCTTTGTTAATTTCCACCATTGTAAATTCTGAATTTTCCATTTTTTGTTGGTTTTAAATGTTAGTTAAAAATAAGTAAAAAGAGGGAGATTTTACTCTCCCTCTCATACTTTGATCTATTATAGAGAGCCACCAGTGATTGGGTTTCTCATAACAATTTTCAAGACTTTTGTAGGGTCTTTTACCCAGATAGCTGGCATTGTTTGAGACATCATCACACGGTACCCGTTGAATTGTCCAGAAGACTGGAATCCTTGAGTTCTTCCCATGTAGTCCATAGTACCATTTTGGTACCACCACTTCAATTGGTTATCCCAAGAAAGTTTCAACATAAAGATGTTATCATTAGTGTTATCAGTGATATCAAAGATGATAAAGCTGTAAGAAGATAATGGGAAACCATCTATGATTGGGTTTTCAATATCATTTGTATGAACATTGTCAAATGCTGGGTTAAGAACAAACTTAACATTTGCCAAGAATGGAATTACATATGAAGTATAAGCAAATCCAAAGTTCAAGTCCATACCTTTACCAGTGATAGCACCAATATCAGCAGCCTGAATTAACAAACCTGAAGAGATAGCTTCTTGCTTAATGGCCTCATTAACCATACGCATACCACCCATACCAGTTTGTACAATAAGAGATCTTTTTGGATCTGGTCCTTGGAACTCAACCTTACCATTGAAGAAGTTATAGATTTCTCCACGGAATAAGTCAAGAGTAAAGTTATTTTTGTTGTATACTCTTTTGAACGCATTGTTCAATTGTTGCCAAAGTCCAACAGATAATCTGATATCATCTGGACCATCTTGCTTAACTTTACCTCCTTGTCCCCACATTAAGTAAGTCTCAATGTCAGTTGCAATTTTAGAAAGGTGAGCTGCTTCCATGTTTGTCAAGAAAGTTCTAGACAAATCTCCATTATCAAATGCTTTTTTAACAGCATCTTTACCCATAACTTTAACCATATCTTCTAAAGATGTGATTGAAGGATCAGTAACATTTTTGTCAAATGTTCTCCAGATCTCAGTTACAGGAACTGTACCATCTGCATTCATACCACCTTTGATCATTAAGTCTGCTCTAGAAGAGATAGAATAATGTACGTGAGCTTCTGCACCACCAACAAAGTTATAGTATTCACGGAAACCAGCTTGTGTGATGATGTCAGAGAATCTTTCACCATACTCACCTCTTGCAGATCCTTTTCTAAAGAATCTTGTTCCATTAGCTAAATAAGCATTATCTAAGAATCTAGTGTTGTCATTGTTTACAAGTTGAACTGTGTAGATAAATGCATCACCAACAGGAAGAATATCTTCATCTGTAATGTACAATTCCACACCATTATACTTGTCATAAGTAACAATGTCACCGTGACCAAACTCTCTACGGCTTAATTTAATTTTGAAGGTTGTACCATCAATACCTTTGAAAGTATTAGTTGGTTCAATATCTTCAATAACATATGGAAGATCTGTAGAGACAGGAGTCTGCCACTTATACTCTCCGCGAGCATTATCAACCATAATTACATTTTTGCCACCAAAGCTAGAAAGCTGGTAAAGGGGCATTTCTACTTTTTGAGCCATAGCCCAAAGGTCTACTGGACCTAAATCCATAGGTTCAGCATCTTTTAACATATTCACTAAGTGATATGAGTCTACATGCGATGAAGCTTGGTAGGCTGTATCTCTCAGGAATATCCCATTGTTTAAAATTGGAGTTGCCATTTTTATATTTGTTTTATTTGTTACTTAATTAAAATCTCTTGAAGAATCCTCCTCTTGAGAGTGTTTTTTGTGCTGGTTTGCTTGTTCTTGTTTTTGTATCATATTCTCTATCATCATTTACAGAAGAAGTAATTTTTCTTGATTGCTCAGTTTTTAATTGTCTTACTACTTTTTCTGTAGCTTGCTTACCACCCTGTTCTTTTATCTTTGACTTGTATCCATTTGGATCTGCAAGTAACCAAAGTGCTTCTGCAATTAAATCATGTCTTGGTTCTACAAACTGATATTTTTCTAATAAGTGGCCCAACAAGTTTGTAGGTTTACCAGATATAGATGGATAATTAGGTTGTACTAATCCGGAGTATAACATACTTTGTACTTTCTTATCTAATCTTATTCCACCTATCTCACCATTAACAAGAGTGCTGTATACATTATCCGTATAAACTCTTGCCGCTTCTTCTTGTTGTTGCCTTTTTAATTCTTGTTCTGCAAGTTGTCTAGCAACAATTTCTTCTTGCATTCTATCTAACTTTGGTTTAAACTGGTTAGCCTTTTGTTTAAGTCTATCCATGTCTTTCCAGTCATTGATTTCTTCTTCAATTTCTTCTGGAGATCCAAAATTGGTAGCATATAAGTATTGTCTAGCAATTTCTTCTTGATCATACTCATTATCTGGATCTAGTTGTCTCATCTCCTCTACTTGAGCTAGAGTTCTAAAGAGACCTTTAAGATCTTGTCCACCATCTGCTACATACTTTGCTGCAACTTGAAGCTCTTCAGGAAGTGCATTAAAAAATTCTTTTGGAGTATTTTCTCTGATTGCATTTTCTCTTTCTTGAAAATTTGCTTCAAATAACTCTCTAAAATCCTTTGTTGTATATTCCTCTAGTGGTTTATCATCATCAAATGGAATTAGAGTTCCTTCCTCAATCATTTTAACTGCAAGATCTGCAAGACCTGATTTGTCAATCTTTGGTCTTCCTTTATTGCCGGCATCTTCTTCCTGAGTAATTAGATTATCTAACTCAGCAATAGTTTCTTCAACTTCTTCTTTCTTTGCTGCTTCTTCTTTAGAAACAGGCTTGTCAAGGAACGAGGTGTCTGTAGTCTCTTTAGAAAATACAGACTTTGGTTTTTCTTCTTCTTCTGCTGGTAGCATTACATTTTCTGCCCCCGGCATTCCAAACATCTCATCAATATTAACATCTACACTGCCTACTGTTGTAGAGTCTTGTACCTGACCTTTGTCAGATTTGTTTTCTAATTCTTCCATATTTGTTGGTTTTGTTTATAATTTAATATAAGAAATAAACTTCAAAAATTTATGATAATAAAATTTATTTTTCGCACTATATAGCTAAGTGCTATTCTTTTTCTTTGTTTTTGTTTTTATTATCGTATTTATTTTTGTTTTCTCTGGCTATTTGCAGCTGTTTATCTGCTATTTCTTTCTGTGCCATGATCTTTTCTCTCTCTATATCCATCTTCTGAGACTGTCTTAAGTTTTCATTAGATTGTTTTTCAATCTGTAGATTAGTCTGTTGCTCATAAGCTTCTGACTGTCTTATCTCTTTCATGGCATCTGTATAATCAGATAATTGATTTTTATTAACATCCGCCATAGATCCATAACCTGCTGATTTAATTTCTGCAACCAAGATATCTCTTTGTCTATCTTTTTCTTTTTCAGCTGCTTGTGCATCAAGTTTCATCTTCTCAGTCTGTTGCATAGACTCCAATTGTTGTTGTTGCATTTGCTGTTGTTGCTGTAGTTCTTGTTGTTTCTGAGATGATATTTTATCTTCAGAAGCTTTAAGAACATGATTAAGTTCTGCAATAGAATCAGATTGTACTATTCTTCCAAGATCATAGATACTTGCTCCAGTAGTATTATTTTGAATAGCCATTTGTTTTAACTGCTCTAATACAGATCTATGGTTAGCAGTTGTGGAGCAATATATATTTAAATCTCTCATTAAGAGATCTGTGCCATTTACCTCAAAGTTTACTTTCTCATCTGCAGAAGTTGTATATGTAAGTCTTGCAGATGGTTTTGTAGAATTATAGTATTGTGCTAAGTCAGTTCTCATTTGATGAACTCTTGGCATTAGATAATCACAGTGTTGTATAAAGAATACTTCTGTTTGTGCATATGATGCTTGTAGAGCTTGTTCTACTCCTGTAGCTGTAGTTTGAGATAATTGTTGACCCATTCTTTGTGGGTTAACACCTATTACTTCATATGCTTGTTGCTTAAAGTGATTAGCTAAACTAATTCTTGACATTAATCTTTCTGTCTGAGAAAGATCTAGTTTTTGAAAATGCTGGAAGTTTAATGCATTCTCTGTATTTGTAATAGATGTATCCAAAGGTAACATCTGGAAGTTCTTCATTGCAACATATGCTTTAGCATAGTTTCCTTTACCCCAGTCTTCTCCAAGAGAATGTTTAGGTAGAGTATTCTGATCAAGCATAATAATAGTACCTAGTTCATCTACTAAGATATCTGCAATCTGATTGTTTACAATATTATATCCAATCTGATATGGCTTCATTAGATCTATAAGTGCAGTAGACTTAGTATTTCTATCTGAGAATACTGATCCTTCTACAGGTAACTTACAACCATATAAACTTTGATCTCCTTTAAATTGGAACTTTAATGCTCCAATTTTATTTTTTTGTACACCAATATATATTGGAGAAAATCCTCCTGGATTATTCATACCCCAGAAAGAAGGAATATTTGGACCAATTTTAATACCACCCCAAACTTCATTAATCCAAATCCAATCTATATGCTCACCTTGTACAAGAGTATCTTTAGTTTTGTTTTTGAATAATCTATTATCATATATTGGTTTATCTGTTACTTCATAGTCTTCTGTAATGATTTCATTTGTAACTTCTCCAGTTTCTGAAATCTTTGTAAGGTGACCAACTTTTCTTTGTGACTTCCAATATGCTGTAGTTACTCTTAATAGATATGCAGTACCTTGATCAAAGTAATCTTCACCTTGTGAAAGTATTTGATTTATAATATCACCACCATCTGTAATTGAGTTTGCAACTGCAGTTGTATACTGTCTATATGCAAGAGAAGGCATATTAACATTCCATTCATGAGATTTTGTACCGTCATAATATGTACCATCATTTTGATATCCACCAACTATATAACCACCAGATCTAATAGGATAGATTGCTTCTAGTGCCTTTAATTGTTCTTCAGACATAATGTATCCAAACTTGTCTATTACATCTGATACAGTGAACATATCTATCTTACCTACCCAGTTACCTTGAGATATATATCTTGCATCTGGAGATTTGTGATAGAATGTAACTACTGGATTCCAGAGTTCTACCTCATAGTCATCTTCCATCATGTGAAAATGCCAGAACTCTCTATCTGTAATAAGCATGTCTCTAAAGGCTCTTTCCTCTAGCTCATCCATTCTAAATCTTTCAACATCTACTTTATGCTGATGATATGCCCACTGCTCTATCATAGATCTATAGTCTTTCTTAAAGAAAGATTCTATCTCTGGTAATGTCTTAAGATTTTCTGGTGATACTTGTTCTTGTACTTCAGGTGCTTGAGGATCTATCCCTTGCTCTATTAATGCAGTAACAATTTTTAACTGTGCATCTGCTAAAAGAGTTTCTTCTACCATCTGTCTCTTTTCTTCTAGCATCTCATTATATGAGAACTCATCTATTGCCCGGTATGTTAGTTTGGTTGATCTTTTTGCAAACTCTGCAACTAATACATTAATTACATTTGGAATAATAGGGTAGAACTTTAATTCTAGAGCTGTTGCTTCTTCTCTAGTTAATACTTCTACTATATCTCTATACTCATTATTCTCTTCAATTATATAATCTGTTCTATCAATAATCCCTTTTGCAAGTTTATAGTTTTTCATTAGTCTTCTTGCATTTCTTCTGATTTGCTTAAGACCATTCCATTCTAACCAGTCTAAGTTCCAAGCTGCCCATTCTTCATCTTTATCTTTCTTAGATAAAAACTGTAGAGGCTGGGTAATACTACCCATCCTGTTCTGTTCTGTTTTAGCTCCCTTTTTTAACTGTAATGCGTTATATACCTGCATAGTTATTTTATATTTTTAAATGGTGATTTTTTAAATACTGAACCATTTGTTAATCTACCGTTATTACCCATATGCCTAAATGGACTACTATTTAATTTAAACAAATTTTTGGACTTTTGCAAGTTTTTAGCAGCATCATCTGTTATAGTTCTTTTTGTATATCCTCTATTAGAATATTGAATTCTCATGAAAGCAACTAATGCTGTAAATGAAACCAATCTATCCACGTTAACACCATCTGCATATTCTTGCATCTCTTTTAATAACATTGGATCTGGTATTCTTTCTATACCATATTTAGTTTTTACAATTGTACCATCTGGTTTTGTTTGTACATCTAGTTCTTCTTTACAGTATTCAATAGCATAACTTAATAAGTGACCCTTAAATAAATTACCGGTATTTCTCCAGCCATACTCCTGGTATACGTTAGTATTTGCACCAAGATCTTTTAAAAACATAATCTGGCTTTTTGGAACTAGATATCTTTGTTTCTTTTTAGATATCATATATTGTATAAACAAAGACACGTTACTTTCTATAAGTGCCCATGCATTATACCACTCTATTATGAGCTCTAGTTTTTGGTGAGTTTTATTAATATCATCAAATCTACCACACCATGCAGCTACTATTTTATCTTGTTCTATATATGTTTCTGTTTCTATACCAGTGTGTTTAGTCACCTGTATTGGTGCTTTCATTACATATATAGAACATAAGGAGTCTGATGTTGTTGTTTTGCCCTCAGACACTGGGTCAATAGATGCATAGTACTGACCAAAATCTGGATCTTTAATTGGTCTTTCCCATACAACAAGAGTTCCTGTTTTATCTTCTAATTTTTTAGGTACAGGAAATTGCATGATAGGTAACTTACTAGTTTCCTTTACTTTGGGTTTACCATTCTCATCATAGAATATATCTAAGAATTCATATGCATATTCTTTCTCATCTATTCTTCTCTGTTGTGCAGCAACAAGATGTGTAGGAAATACTGAGACTGATCTATGTGCAAATGCTTCTTCAATATTTCTTGGGTGCTGAGATATTCTTAACTGATAATCTTCAGGAGATAAGTCTTTTTTCCACTGTTCAAATTGATCTTCTAAAGCTGCTAATGCATCTTCTACAAGTGAATTACCATATTGATCTATATGTGGTGGCATAGACCACTGCTCAGGAATAAACAAACCTGAGAGACCTTCTGTTCCTTTACTATCTATAAGATTACTTTCTATTGCATATATATCTTTAGATGTAGGATTAAGTATCATATCTTTAAGTGGATTACACTGAGATAAATCTCCCACTGATCCTGCTGCTATAAACATACCTGTAGTAATTAAACCAGATCTCATTGCTGGTCTCATATACTCATATGTTTGATCCATCTTTGGTGCAATACCTGCTTCCTCATGGAAGAAGAATTTTACTGGACCACCTACACCATTTGTAGGATCTTTCTCAAATGACATGCCTTGCATTGTACCTTTAAGACCAACTTCATTCTTTCTATCTCCTTTTCTAACTTCAATCTTCTGTTGCCACATCATTACTTTATGTGGCGTCATTGGTCTATACCAAGCAGTATGTTCATTTAAGAAAGCTGCATACTCATCTAAGAACTTCCATGAACCTTTCTCATTTATATAGTCTTTTAGACTTGCTCCTATTTTCAAAGTGACCCCAGCTTCAAACCAAATCTGGTTTAACAGCTTAGCCATGTGAAAATAAGAAGAAGCTATCTGACGTTTTTTAAGAATAGCTACATGCTTGTAATTGAGCTCTGCCAAAAGTTCATAGAGTGCCATGTGATACTGGGCATCACGTATTTTTGCAAAGTCAAAAATTTGTTGTTCTTTATCAAATATTGGTAAGAAGTTGAGCCACATGTAATAATCTCTTGTAACATACCAGGTATTTTTTCCTGATTTGTAGATAACTCCTCTTCTGCATCTGAGCTTTTGGTCATCCCAGTAATTGATAAAATCTTTGGATTTAAATGGAGAGTCGCAGTAATATCCATCTGCTCTGAACTTTCTTGATTCAGAATTAAATAATAAGCTAGTTTCATCAAAGTTATATTTACCAGGTTCTTTAAAAATATCTCTTAAAAATGTAGCAAACTCTTCTCTTGAGGAAAAGTCTGTAATAGTCCAGTTGCCATTATCATAAGTTGGTATGTTTTCAAATATCTCCATTATTGATCATATGCCATTCCAATACCACCTCTTACTCTACTAGATTGTTCTTCCTGTAGATCTTTATAGGCACCTTTAAATGATGCTCTAATCTGTTCAAAGTTTTTTGCTGCAGCTACCAGAGAGTTAATATTACCATCTCTACCGTGTGAGATAGGTGTAGTCTCCATATATTTAGCTAATCTATCTAACATAGATGCAATACCTTTATATGCTCTAGATGTAGGTGTTTCATACATTCTCTGACAGAACTGTAGTGCTATAAAGATATCCTGATCTTCTGTAGAGAACTCTGCATCTATCTGTTCAAGTATGAGAGATTCTTTATCTACTTCTGGTGTATAAAAGAATGGGTTCAAGTCTGGATTAGGGCAGGTCATGTAAAACAAGTATTGGTATATCTTGATATAATCATCAGGATAATTATCCATTACCATCTTAAGTGCTTTTAGTGTATAGCAATGTTCTGTAGGAATTACTTTGCCGTTCTGTATATCAAATAGTTTTACAATCATTTCTTTTTAATATTATTTCTATTATCATGTAAATAATGCATAATAGCTGTTACTTCATCTTTTAAATATGGGATGTCTATTTGAATTACATCTTTTACAATTGGGTCTCCATTATCATCATATCTGGTAAGTGGATATCCATATCTATCTTCTCCTTCTGTTTCAAATAGTATATGATGAATAAACATTCTTCCGGGTTGCAATTTAGGATTGTGTTTAAGTATCATATACATATAGATACTTAACTGTAAACAGTAATGATTAAAGTTGCAATCATCTAAATTAGATAAAGGTGGGAGTAACTTTTCAGAAACTCCCTCCCAATCTTTGTAAGATTCAGTCTTGATCTCTTTGTTGGTTTTATAGTCAATAATGTTTACACATCCATTTACTACTTCTACAAGATCAGACTGTCCACAGATTCCAACTGATTTAAGATAAACCATATGTTCTGGATACACGCCTGGTTCTAATTTTTGAGATGGTGCTAATTTAATTCCATTTGTTAAATCATTTGGTTTAAATACTGGAACAGTTATTCCTTCTCTTTCTATTGATGCTAAAGAACATAAGTCAGCTTCTCTTTGGTTATGATAAAATGTACCAAGAGTTACTGCTCTTTCTGATTCAGCATTCCAAATGGATATAATATCTTTTGGGTTTATATTAAACCATTTAGATCTTTTATTTTTAGAAACTTTTTTTGCAATCTTTTCTGCATCAAAAGGTTTCTTAAAATGAGATACTAGTGTGGTAACACTAATCCAATTTATTTCTGAACCATCATTGCTTTTATAGCTATGATCTTTTGCATTAAATACTATACTCATAACTTATCCAATTGTTCTTCTTGTTCTTCTGTAATAATTGCTTGCCATTTACCAAGTGGACATTCAGATGATAATGATCTTGTTTTAAAATTAAGTGAACATCCACACTCATTACAGCAAGGTGCTGTTCCTTTTACTGCACACTTTCTACCTTTATGCTCACACTCATCACAAATATCATATCTGAGTCTAGATATTTCTTCCACTGTCTCATCTCTAATGACAGAGTTTTTAATACCTTCAAATATCTGTGATCTATTTTGCCAGATTAGATTAAGTACATTTTTCATTTATTTTTGTTTTTAAAAAAGGTTTCTCTTTTTTCTGTTTGATCTTGAATCTTAAGATTTAATTTCAGTAGTAGTTCTAATTTATTTTCTAGTGCTTTCTTATTATGATAAGCTTTAAATGTAGATGTGTCATGTTCTTTTAATATTCTTGATATCTTTTCTATTGATCCATATACCATCTTTGGTTTTGAAACAAAATGACCAAGACCTTCTATGTTTATTCTAGGATATTCTAAATTAGATAATAAGCTTCTGACATTTTTGTAATAAAACTCTACTAAGTCTTCTACTAAATCCTTATCAATATTTAATTCTTCTGCAACTTCTTGATATATTCTTTTAGGCTTTCTGGGATTCATCTCCTAAAAATTTATAGTCTAATAAAATAGTACCTGTTGTCTGAATTTTTAAACTTGGATTTATCCGAATTAATTTTTTGTTTTCTTCATCTTTAACAACTAAGTTAGTTTTCTCAGCTTTATTTATACAGTTTCTCACAGTCTGTGGAGACTTAAAAATAGGCTCTTCTTCTGAAGATGCATCATAACAAAAATGAGTTAATTCTATTGGCTCATTAAAACTTAGTAAAGTCAAGCAGTTAAGGTCAGAGTCACTTAAGTTGATTCTATTAACATAGCAGTGGGTAAGTATTTGAAACTTAACCACATCCCACTTAGGCATTCTTACACGCTTCTGTACTTGATTTACTATAGCCATGACTAGCCTCTTTTAAGCTTTCTTTTTCCTTGATCTGCTGTACTAGACTCTTTATCAATATCAAAATCTGAACCTCTTTCTTCATCTGCTTCTTCTTGTTGAGGAGCCATCATCATAGCATATTGATATTGAATACTAGATCTTTTAAATCTTGCTTCATCAATTTTTAAAAGCAGTTCTTCATAATCTAATTGTGCTCTTAAATAAGGCATAGAAGTTTGATAAAACTCTAGCATTTTTTCTTTTTGCTCTTCTAACTGTTCAGGAGTTAGTTGCATTTCTGGTTGTTGGTTAATTGTTTCCATAAGACATTAATTTAATTGGTTTAGACAAATATATATATTTTTTTAATTTAAATTATAGAAGTTTAAATAAAAAAATCCAGGCACATAACACACCTGGATTTCTATATATCTAGAGAAGTAGATAACTATCTATTCTTAATTGTAAGATTTAAAACTGTTAAAAGATAAAAGTTTCTAGGGATATCAATTTCTAATGAAAAGAAATCAATGCCAAAAAACCTTAATCTAAGCATTAGTGTTTGCCAATACCTAAATGTGTTTTTCCAATTGTTTCTATACTTCATTACAATTATTTCTTTTTGAATCTTTTGGCAATTATATTTCCAATATACTTTCCTACTTTTCTAAGGAAGTTGTTCTCAGATTCTACATTAACTTGAGTGCCTTCTGCAGTTTTCTTTACTTCTACATCTAGCTTTCTACCATCCAGCTTGAAGTGTTTTTCTTCAGATGTTTTGTGTACTTCAACGTCTACTTTGTCTGTGTCAACAGTAACATCTACTTTTTCACCTTCTTTCTTTACTTTAGCTTTGACTTTCTTAGTTTTTACTTCTACTTCAAAGTCTTCTATTTTCTTTTTATTTTCCATCTTCTATTGTTAATTGTGAGGTTGTTGCAACTGTTGCGCTAACTGCAGCTAAATAACTAGCAGCTGTTACTACACCAATTGGCAAAGTAATTGGAGCAGCTATAATTGCTCCTGCAACTGCTCCTGTAATAATGGCCCACCTTTGTACTTTTTTCCAGAACTTAGGTGTTTTACCATTCCATCTTTCTTTAATTGTTTTCTCCTTCATGATCTATTGGTTTTATTGGTTCATCTTTTATATATTTTGATAGACGTTTAAGTATTGGAGAATACTCTGTCCATCCTAATCTTTTAAAATTTTCTAGGTTTGACCAGATTAAATTAATAATTACATAGTTATAAAATGCATAGTGTAGCCACTCATACACATTAAAAGTAAAACCAAATATAGGTTTTATTTCTATATTAGTTGCCATTGCATTTGATATTCCTATCATAAGCATGTAAACAAATAACTTAAACCAGCCTTTTCCAAATAGTTCTGAGTCAAATTTTTTACCTTCTGATTTAGAAGCTTTAAGTCCTGTATAGAACTCAAGTCCAAAAAGAAGTATAATACCTATTCCTACTGGAAGAACAATGCCAAACACAGCATTAAAATAATAAGCAATACCTGCAAATAATGCACTTACTCCTGTGCATGTTCCAGCCATTTGAGGATGAAATGCACTTGTAACAAAATGATCCATGTCTCTGTAGCCTGCTGATATTACTAATTTTGATAATGCCGTTTTCATTTTAAAAAATCTTTGTCAGCACAAATGATTCAAGATATATCTTATTTGTTGGATTATTGCTACCCCAAAGTACTCTAATATCTAAAGTTTGAGGTACAGTTGTATCAAATAATGTATTTTCTATATATACAGTTTCTCCCGGAATATTAATAGTAGTATCTCTAATTTGTGTTATAGTAACTATACTATCTTTCTGAGTACAAAGTGGACAGTATTTTTCAAGTCTTCTTTCTAATGAACAAGAAGTGATAAATACTAGTAGTAAAGAAAGTATAATTAAGTTTTTCATACTATTTAAATATTTGGGTAACAAATTTTGGAACATCTGCAATAGTACTTACATCTGAATTCTCAATTGTAAAAATAAAGTACATTGTATTAGTTAAATCAATAAATGTAATAGCATCAGCTATTTGATTATAATCAGTTTCAACTTGACCAATAGGATCAGCTCCAATAATATTAGTACCACTAATTGTAAAAAATCTAGAAAAAGAACCTGAATTAAGTCCGGGAGTTAAAGTACTAGATGTTGCTATTAAGCTGCCACCTACAAATGTTGGTACATTATTATAGTATAATCTATAGATACTTGTTCCAGTTGTAGCTATAATATGATGCTTAGCTAAAGTAGTAAACATATCTCCAGAATTTAGTTGTCCCGGATCTACGCTTATTATTGAACAATCTGTTTCTGCAATTGTACCTGCAACAGGATTACCATCCATTGTTAAAACAATTGGATTTTGCGGGTTAGATATTTGAATTAATGTACTCATTGTAAATTGATATGTTTTATCTATAGCTTATCTACTTACCTCTTCCCAGTCTAATGAAACATATGCTCCTAAAGTTCCTCCTGTAGCATCAATAGCCATTTCAATAACTAATTCAAAACGTGCACCTGTAAAAGTATTTCTTTCTAATTGACTAGCAAATATTGCCTCTTTTAATATATTGATACTTGGAGAACCTTGATTAGATGAATTTACATATCCTTGTGCTAATATTCTACCACCCGTAACAGATGTCCCTGTAAGGTTATATTCTACAGATGAATCTACTCCTGCTGAAACCCAAGACCCTCCTGTTGTTGTAGCAGATTGCACAATTCTCCATGCATAATTTTTACCATTACCTAATCCTAATAAAGATACCGCTGTAGTTATAACTATAGCATCTAATGCAGTAGACTTTAATCTAATACCTACCATAGGATAATAAGTTCCTGCTACAGCAAAAGTTTTTGGAGTAAGTATAGGTGTACCAACAGCTTGTTGTGCTCCTCTTAACTCATATCCTCCCTCTGATATTACAGAAGAACAAACTTGCTTTAATGTGGTTGCTGTTGCTGTTGATACATTAAGTATCTCATATCTTAATGGTAATGAAGCTGTAGTAATATAAGTAGAAGTAATTAAGTTAGCATGATTAAATCTATGACAAACTATAAAGTTTCCATCTATTATAAACCCTATTCTTACTGTGCCTTCACCTAACCACTCAATATCCATAAATAGAATCTGAGCTTTACTAATATCTAAAGTTATTCCAGATGGTCCATTGCCATCCATTGTATCAGCATTCCAAGAAGCTTGATCTACAACAGTTTCAGTTACAACACCTGTAACTAAACTTCTTTCTACAAAACTTAAAGTGTTATCTCTTAATTGAATATATATACCATTTTCTGTTCCAAAATAACCCACCCTTTGTCTTAGGTTAGTTTGAGCTGGAGCCATTACAAATGTATTCATAACCAACAAAGACTTACCTGGTTGATAAGAAAACACTTTTGCGGTTTCTCTTAGTACTTCAGATCCAGCTGTACCAGTTACATTTAGATTTACTAACCCTTCATTTGGGCTAAATACTGCAGTACCTCCACTTGTTGTAGAAGTATTCCATAAACCATTATCTCTATATCTATGAGATGAATCAAATAATGTTAATGGTTGTGCGGTTCTAACTCTACCAAATGCATCTGTGAGCATTGGGTATTGGGTAAGAATATCATTAGAACCTGAACCTCCAGCTATGGAAACTATGGTACTCATAACTTATTGAATCCAAGTAATTAAAAATGTAGTACCTGTTGCATCATAAGTAATACCACTTAGAGAGTTATTCTTATCAGGAGCAAAATTTACAGTTGTTCCTGCAGGTATTGTAACACCATTGACTGTTCCAGAAGCAGCTCCAACATTGGCTATTGAAAAACCATATGTTACTGATATACCTCCAGCACCAGTATCAGAAAGAATTACAGGTGTTCTTGTTGCTACTGCACTACTTCCTACTAAAAAATCATAAATTTTTTGTAGGCCTTCAAGTACTTTTAATTGCCAAGGAAAATTATTTCCTTTGTTTCCGTAGTCTTTTAAATTTCCTATTGACATAATTAGTATTTATTAATTAATAACCATAAAGTGTACTTTAACTACATTATTTAATGCAGCATTTCCACCATTTGACAATACAACTTTAAATGATCCTGTTGCAATATCTGATACACCTAAAACAACAATCCCTGTTGCAGCTTCATCATACTCTGCAGATACAATAATTCTTGAAGTAGCAGTAACATTAGAGTTATTTACTGTAAAAAATGTTTTAGCATTTGCAGCTAATGTAGAAGATACAGTAGTGATTACACCATTAAATGCATTCAAAGTAACCGCTGTTGTAATTGAAGTCAACTGAGTTACAGTACCATTATCATATAAAGATTGTAATGGTGCAGCATTTACTGCTAATGGTAACCAAGCATCATCTCTATTTGGATCTTTAGCTCCAATAGGTAGTAAGTTAGTAACATCTGTAGGAAGAGTTTCTCTGTAATTTCCTGCTTTAATCCAAGAAATAAAATTTAGAATATCCATGACTTTTTGTTTTTGCTTTTATTATTAATTATTAAATTCTTACAACTGATAAATATCTAGAACCAATTTGATCTGTTCCACTAGATTGAACAGTAACTACTATATAAACATTTTGAGTCCAATCAATTGATCCTACTAATAAACCATTATCAAATATATTTGAGTTATATGTAGATGAATTTGCACCAATAGCTGAATCTGAAAAACCATCGCTAGGAAGTCCTAATGCTAAAAATACTGCTGTAGCTCCAGAAAAGAAAACATCTTTTTCAATTTTTACAATTCTTTGAGTAGCTCCATTTGTTGCTGTATCACCCTCTGCAAGCAATGTTGCCCCAACTGTATTATAATCAATACCCTGAAAAGGAACATTATTTGAAATATATAATCTAACAACCATAGTGTTTAAAGATGCAACTTTTTGCAAAACACTTTTAATAGTTAATATCGGTTTTGTTGTATTATTAAATGTATTTGCCGGAATAGTTGAAAAAGAAACAACTACATTAAAAGGTGAAGATGCTACAACTAATCCTGATGGTACAACACTAAAATTAGGATTTGAACTTCCAGCGGGTCCAACAGGACCTTGGATTCCTTGAGGACCTTGTGGACCAGTAGCACCTTGAGAAGCTAGTAATGCCCAGTTTAATGGATCAGAAGCAGGATCTGAAGGGGATGGTCCTACTGGATTAATGCAAAAATAAGATGCTCCACCAAAACCTACTGCATCATTAACTACATAAACACCAGTATTTGACCATGCACCTTGCCAATTAAGACCTGCTGGTCCTACTGGTCCTGGTACACCTTGAGGACCTATTGGTCCTTGAGCTCCAGCTGGTATTGTTGATGCAACTTGTGTTGTAAAATTTGCCACAGAAATAGCACCTGTTAAATATTCATCATCTCTTCTTTCATCTTGAAGAGCCACAGGTAGCAATGTTTTATTAGGGTCAACAGAATTTACTACTCTGCGACCTCTAATCCAACTGATAAAATTTAAGATATCCATTTCTAAATAATTATATATTATATCTATAATATAATGAAAATTATTTAGATAACAAATTAATTAAGATATTATATCCCCGATTTCTAATGTGTCAGAAACAATATAAGTAACTTCTGAAAGCATGTATAGATTTTCTTCTTCTATAGTTATGATATTTTCTACCTTATTGTCTACAATTATTGCTACTCGTAACATTAGAAATATGTAATTATTATACAAAATCCATTTCCACCATTTCCTCCAGCACCTGAGTTAATACCATTTGCAGAAGCACCACCTCCTCCACCACCAGCACCTGGCCCACCAGTACCACCTGCACCACCACCTAATGTAGCAACAGAATTACCAGAAGATCCGCCACCACCTGCTGTTGAGAAAAATAATCCTGAAGGACTATTAGTTATTAATGAACCATTACTACCACTACTACCTACTAGGGTTCCTCCTGAAACTGTTGCTATTACTTGAGCTGTAGCAAGACCAGTTAAATTTATAGATCCACCTACATTAGTTGCATTTGCTGTACTAAGTCCACCACCTATTGCACCTGCTATTAAAGGTCTAGACATATAAACTGTTGTACCTCCAGCAAAAGTGCCTGGTGGCTGATTTCCTGTACCATATGTGTTAGTATTAGAAAGTACACCAAAAAGTATAGAATTGCTAACAGAAGAACCACCTTGTGAAATAGCTGTTCCACCAACACCACCAAATGAAGTTCCTGTTGTAAGTTTTGCAGTAGTAGAAACTCCAGTACCACCAAATAAGGATAATGCACCTATTCCACCTTGGTTCCCATTAGTATCATTTATAGTAACAGCAGTACCTCCAGTTCCTCCAACACCAATCCAAATATTCTCAGTAGCTCCTAAAGTGTTTGCATTTAATTTGGCAATATTAAAAGAACCAGATGATCCACCACCCCCACCATATCTAGCTGTACTTCCTACACCTCTTCTACCAGATCCACCGCCACCACCGCCACCTACCAAATAAACTTCTACATAGGTTGCTCCAGCAGGTTTTGTCCAAACACCACTGCTTAAAAAAATCTGAGTATCTATGGGTGTACCGCCTCCACCTCCAGATGTATAATTAGGTATATTTAAAGTACTACCAAGTAGTGTAGCTGCACCTGATGTACCAGTTGTAGTTAAAGTTATAGCATTTTGTTTAGCATTCCAAGTAACTGCTGATGCTATTCTTGCATCTGCAAGAGTACCTGTCCAACCTAATGTTAATGAAACAGGTTGTAGTAATGCACTAGCAGGTGTACCTCCTAATGTAAGAGTAACATTTGTATCATTAACTCTTGTTAATGCTGATGGGGTTACTGAAGGTATACTTGGAAATACAGCAAGTGTACCATCACCTTGAATATATTCAAGAACAGTTCCTGTTGGAGTTGGAAATGGAGTATAGCCTAATGCTGTAGATATATCAAGAGCAGATATACCACTTATATATCCAGAAGGATTAGTACTATCATAAGGAGTATATCCAAGTGCTGTGGTTACATCTAATCCTGTTATACCTGTGATATATCCATTAGGATTTGTAAGGGGATAATATGTACTAGCGGCTGTTGCTGCAGTTAAATAACCTGAGAGAGCTGCACTTGTAATATAACCTGATGGATTAGTTAAAGGATAGTAAGTACTAGCAGCAGTAGCTGAAGTTAAATATGGAGTAAGTGCAGATGAAGTTATATATCCTGCAGGGTTACTTGCATCATATGGTGTGTATCCTAAAGCTGTTGTAATATCTAATGCAGAAATACTACTAATATATCCTGCTGGGTTTGAACTTAGTGGATAATACTGTAAGTCATATGTAGGTATGCCATTAGTCCACACTACTCCTGGATTAGGGTAACTACCAGAAAGATCCCCACCTGCTGGGCCAGTAGGAGATCCACCCCCACCACCAGTAGTTTTTGGTTTACCGTCAGGACCAGTTATCTCAATCCCACCACCAAATACATTACCATTACTATCTATTACTTGCATATTTACTAAGCATAATCTGTACCGTAAACATAGTATGATGTCCCTACTATATCACTATATACAATTAATTGATCTCCTGGGTTTAGGGCATATAGAGTATTATCAGTAACTGAATCTCCAGCAGATAAATTAAACTCATATATTGTTTCAGTAGATGTTGTTAAAGCATCATATCTATTTAAGGTAAGTATATAAGCTGCTGGATTATAAAACTTTAATAAGGTTATTTTAGTAGATAGGGGCCCAGCTACACCCGTATATATTACTGTACCTAAAACATTTACTTGACCCTGATTTATAATTTCTGCCATAAACTAATATACAAAAAAATCCCCAGCTTTGCAACTGGGGATTATAGCCTGAAGTAAACCATTGGAAAGAAGAGAACAGGCTAGAGTAGTAGGCCAATGGTAAATGCAAAAAACAACATAAAGAATACACAGACTACTGCTAGTTTAATACTATCTTTATCTGATACATATTCTTTTCTAAATTTATCATATGCAGGTTTGTACATTACATGGGCAATCATCCATAATACTGCTATTACAAATAATAATATTATGATAGCTAAAATCTTCATTATTTCATTTTTAATAACTTCTCTACAAGAAGTTGTGTAGCAGAAATTTGCCCAATTGCTTGATCAAACAATAAACTCTTTACAGGTGATCTATTAAGATTATAATTATCTTTTAAATCCTCTGCAAGCTTAGAAAATATTTTTCTAATTTCAATTATCTGTTCAGTCTCATTAATTTCTTCTGAGTCTAAACCAACTAAGATGTCTCCAAATGTGTACATCTTAATTTCTTGAATCATCATTTCTTCACTCATAATTTATCTATTCTTCTTTGTAAATATACTAAAGCTTTTTGTAAATCTTCTTTCTTGGTGTAAGTTTTTTTACCAGCTCTTGCTAAGTACTTTATCACATTCCCTAAATAGAAGTCTTCATCTAAGCCCCATGCTTCTAGTACATTAAATACTTCATAAGTATGACCTGCACCACCATAATATCCGGGTCTTTCTAAATTTACTATTCTTGGTTCTACAGGAATTTCTTTCCCATTGATTTTATCTGACATAGGCATGTTGTTAAACTCATCAGTTAGATTTACCATACAATTGCTATGTCTCTTTCAGCAACCATTAACTTCATACCATCTTCAAGCTCTACTGCTTCAGATGCTTGTAAGCCAGTAATGCCAATATATACATGATCCCCAGGCTTTACACTTTCTACTTCATCCCCCACTGCATAAATCTCAAGTCTTGTCCATGTCTTTCTCATGTCCATTTCAAGTGCTTGCTTGTCAGCCTCACTTAATTCAAATTGAGATTCTTTTACTTCTGGTTTATTTAATAAAACCCTTTTTCCTTTTAATTGCATTTTATTGGTTTTTAATTTTTCAAATAATTCTCTAGCTTGCAGGTTGTCTTCTGCAAGAGTAGTAGCCTTTTCCCAAAGTACTTTTTCTTCTAGAGTCACAGACAAATATAAATAAAAAATTTATTTACCTTGTCCTCTATATAACTTTTTATAATTCTTACTTGCTTTAAGTTTGCTAGTTTTAGTTTTAGCATGTATTCCTGGACGGGATACTTTTACTGCAACTATTTTTTTTGGAGCTTCTTTTATTTTTGCCATGATATAAATAATTAAGTACTATATAATATACTTAATTATTCGTTATCATAAAACATTCTTTCTGAATCTTCTGTGTGCCACTTATCAAATCCCTCACAATTATAGTAATCCTTGTTAACTAAGTAATCTGGTTTCTCTGGAAAAGGTTTAGTTACAAAACTTGGTTCAGACCACTTGATTCTATTGTTTGGTTGTAATGCTATCTGCCCATTATCTAATAAAATAATATGATGACTCTTGTGTTCTAGTGCATCTTCAGCTAAAGATAAATCTGTATTAAAGTCATTTGACCCCCAGTTTATTGTTGCATAGTAACTACCTGGGTAGAACTTGTGATCTTTCATATACACTTCTACTGGTGCATCATACAAATATGATAGATGTAACAAAGTAAAGTTATAAGAGAAGCAATTCCATATCTGTAGAAAGTGAAATGGTAGATCTGGATCTGGTAACTCAGGCTTAGTTAGTAAAGCATGGCTTGGTAGTTTATCTCTAAGTACGCCATTCTCTAACAATACCTGGAACAATGCTGCTTGTCCCGGCATACATCTTACAGATATTACTACCCCCGGGGTAAATTCTCCATGACCTTTTGTACCTTGGTACATATACTCATTTCTAACAAATACCTTAAGAGGAAAGAAGTTATGTTCTATGTGTGCCATTATTTTTTGAAAAAGTTTTTCTTTGGTTGTTCCTTTGTACTAAATCCTAGCTTTTCAATAATCTTATTTGCTTCGTCCTCAGCAAACTGAATAGCTTCTTCTTCCTTGTCTTTGATATTCCAGTTATTTAGTAGAAGACTCATATGCATAGTTTCATGCATAACTGCTGTGGCTTTCTCTGTAAGAGAGTATTTCTTAAATGTCCCTAGATTAATAAATATAAAAGGTTTGTATGGAGCTTTTGCTGTTAGCTTTTTATCAGCAGGATCATAGTTAGTAAGTCCATAAATATAAACCCCATTGCCAACAGTCTTATCTACTTCTTCAGCTTGAGCATCTTTACGGTTTAACCCGTGCATTTCTGTAACATCATAGTAATCAAATATCTCAGTAGCATTATTACCAGCTATTAAGATATATTTACCCATATCATACTCTTTCATAACACTAGTTTTAGATATCTGTAGACTCTAATAGTGTATAAGAAAACTTATTGCCGTGTATCTTAGCTGCCCTTTTACATATAGACATAAACTCATTAAAGTCTTTTACTCTTTTAAACACCTGACATCCCTCACTCCAATTCTCTACCCATGTGCTGTCAGTACCAGCTTTGTGGATGTTAATACCAAACACACCAGTATCTTTTACTTTCTCATCAAACACTAAGTCTTTGTTTGCATCCCTCCATACAGTTACCTCTCCTAGTCTTTGACACAAAGCATCATATTTGCCCTGATGCTTATCAACCATCCATGTAGATCTATACTGTCCAGGTACTAATCTTGCTACACCCTTGGCATTATGAAACTGTTGTACTCCTTTCTTACCAGGATCTGTAGTAGCATTCCAACAGAAAAAGTTCCAGTTACCTAAGCTATCCTTAAATGTAACAGTTAACCAATCATCAAATACATTGGTTACTTTTCTATAAACTGCGGGAGAATTATTGCGGATACCCACAACATTAACATCATACCCTTTATTAGCAGCATCTTCAAACCACTTATAACCTTTAGCTTTTACAGCTTGTTCTATTTGTTCTCTAGTATAACACATATCCTTTTATTTTAATATACAAACTATTTCCGGATATCAGTCTTACTATAAGCATCACACCTGCTAGTAGACTTGCACCCGGTCAATAGTAGCCCAATAAGTATAACAACAATAATCTTCATATAACAAATATACTTATTTAATCTTACACATGTACATTTTGTGTTAGAGATTGTTAATTTAAATTTTTGTGTGTTTTGCATTGTTATTTTGAATTATTATGTGTTATGCAGTGTTAGGGATCGTATATAAGCAGACCCCCCCACCTGCCACAGCTGGTAGTACCCCCTACTTCTTTCTACTAGGCATGTTGAATTGTAGAATAATTTGTAAATATTTTGTAGCAGAAAGTTTCTGGTACTTCTTTCTACAGATGTTGAATCATTAAAATTTTTATCATGAAAAAGTTACTTGTTGGTATTGTTATGTTCTCTGTGTTGTTCATCACACCTGTGGTAGTAATTACATCTTCAACGTATATTATGCATATAATATTCGGCCTTAACCTTGTGTCTACTTATGTAGCAAGCATGGCTCTAGCAATGATGGCAACCATGGCCGGTATTAAACTCTTTGAGAGAACAATAGGTATATAAGGGCTTAGGCCCTTTATACTTCTTCTTACTTACCAAGAACTATTAAATTATTTATTATGGAAACAAAAATTGACAAATCAGAAATCACACAAACAGACATTAAGAGATGGGGAAAATTAGATAAAGACACAGTACACGGAATTCTTTGGATGCTGGATAAAAGAATAAATCTTCCTGACCATGCTTATACTACTATGAGTGATACAGGTTGGTTAAAGCATTTTAGAAAAGAGCTTGTAGAATATTTAGATTTTCAAGATAAGTGTCAGGAAAACAATGACAAGTTTATGAGAATTGCATTAAGCAACATGTTAGATGCTTATGAAAATCCAGAGTATTAAGGGGAGTAATCCCCTTTATTTTTTAACTTCTTTTTACTTGTTTAAATCATTAAACTATTTATTATGAAAACAGTTGGTTATTATTTATTTGGTGTTACATTGTTAGGATCATTTATGGGATTGTTAATGTCTATGGGTACTTTTATAATCCCGTCCATGATATTCTCATATTTGTTTTGGGCATGTATGTTAACACCAATGTTATAGGGAATTTAATTCCCTTTTATTATACTTCTTTTTACTTGTCAAGAACCAATAAAATTTTGAGCTATGATTGTTTATGTTATTATCAATGGAGTTGTAACTATTAAGGAATGGGTAAAGAATCCCAACTCTTAATGGTTTAAGTTAAGGGAGAGCAATCTCCCTTTTCTTTTAAGCTTCTTATTACTTAAGTAAAACTATATACTATGTGGATACTTGAATATATTGTTAATGGCTCTGAAGTTAGAGAGTCTTACACCTTTCCTAATAAAGCACTGTGCTACTGGAAGAAGAACCAGTTTGTAAATAGCGGTACACACAGCTCTGGAAAGTTTAGAATAAGGAAGATTTAATCTTCCTTTTCTTCTTTA